CGGAACTTGCGTCTGTATGAACTATCCCAAGTAGTCTGTACAATGTAGAACTGTATTTTTGGTAGCGCCATGGCACCTCTACCGCATTCTCACTTGAATCTGACAAATCTGGCGCCTCTGTTGCCAAACCGTACCCTATAGACCCAGAATTGTTATAGGCATATACATATATGATCCCGCTTGCGGGACGACTATTGCCGTCTATCCAATTCCCAGTAACTATGTCGATATTGGCACTATTAGCAGTAGTCACAAATAACTTACCACCAATATCTATTACACCTGGCGTAACGACAATATCTTCATTATCAGTACCCTGTTTTAAGGTCATACCACGTCTGTAGTGCTTAATAAGGGGGTAACTTGCGTCTGTGCCGTTATGGGTATGCCCAGTGGTTAAAAAGGCAAGTTTACTCTCTTTAATGGCAGCAGAGGCATTGACGTTAGAGTCTGTAATACCGCCATTGACTACGGTAGTGATATCGTTCTGTAGGTTCTGTATATCCGCACCGCCTAATACAGTTCCATTATCACTTGCGCTCCAACTATGGGTCCAAGAAATATTTCCGATGGTTTCCTACCCTCCTATGTTACCAGGTCAAATGCCTGGCTTGAATACCAACTACCACCATGATACTTATAAACCTTGAACGTCGCGCCAGTAATAACTCGGCGCGTCTCGCCTTCAAATCCTGGAGAACTTGCTGTAGGGGCTGAGGTATAAGACTTCTCCTCATACGCCCCTTCGTTAAGTATCTCCACCATCTCCTGAAGCATCTGAAGCAAGCGCGGGTCTGTAGTCTGCTTGTTTAACTTTATGTCGCTGACGATGCTCATTTTTCACCCTTCGTTATGGCTATCTGTGTCCCTACAAGATTATAGGAATAAAGAGTCCACGGATTGGTGGTCAGGCTGTCACTTATCTTAAACTGTATGTAGTTAGATTGGGTATCAAGCCCTATGGTCTTTTCTATTACTGGCTTTGCCGGTCCAAGAGTTCCTGTCCCAAGAGCAAGACCCCGCCTTGTAGTCCCGAGATAGTATTCCCCACTCGAATTGCCAAGAGGAACGGTTACCGCAGACGACCACGCACCCGTATAATCCTCTCTATGACAGAAGTTTACCGTATCGTCGCTTATGGCCTTCATATTCACTATTACCTGCCTCTGTTCCTTTAAGATAGCAGAATTGTCTATAAACATTCTTGGTGTGGTATGGTAAGCAGATACAGTGGCAGTTGTTACAGCAGTAATACTTATTGTGCAACCAGACCCTGTTCCTCCCACTGTGGCTTGTCCAGTTCCAGTAGCATATCCTACACCACCAGTAACTTTAGTAACGGCAGTTACTATTCCGCTACTTGCAACTACTGAAACTGTACCTCCCATACCACTATCTCCAACAACCGTCAACACATCTCCTGTAGTATACCCAGTCCCGCCAGCGGTCGGGGCAGAAGCCACAGTGCTAATTGCACCCCAATCTGTATTTCCATAATTCCACCTGTAAGCGTAGCCATCATAGCCAGCCACAATAACCCATTTCCTACCATTAGAGTCAACGGCTGATGCGCTCGATTTCAATACTTGACCCGAGAAAGGCCAAACTGCCCCTGTGTAGTAGTTATAGGCAAGGGCATGAGTTATTGTACTTGTCCCACCATTCGGCACAAAGACCACATACCAATGATTAACTGAGTCCACTATAGCATGAGCATATACCAACCCGCCTTGATTAAGGGTATCCATAGCGATAGGGCAGATTTCATTACTTTCCTCAAAGGCGGCCGATACCGCATTACAGTTAGAGCCATCAAACTGATATAGCTTACGGTCTGACCCTAAGAACATAAGGACTTCTTCGCCTGACTTTAGGATAACATTCTTCATCGTTAAGGGCGAGCGAGTCCCAGCCCATGCCCTTTGTTGCACAGCCCAATACGGTGAACCACCTCTATAGGTTGCTTGGTGTATAGACCATCGCTTTGAGGCGTAAAGCCGTCCTTCCAGTTCCATCCACCCTGTTAGTTCATCCCCATCATGGGTGTTGATAGGCCAAGTACCGCCACTATCAAAGTCGTCTATATCGGCTGACTCAGTATAATAAAAGGTGTAGGGGTAGCCGGGCACTCCCGAAACAATGAAGTGGTCTTTATAGACCTTCGGGTGCTTACCGCGCCCCCCCACGTTAGAAGTATTAAGATTCGTAAGGGAAGTCCCTCCTGTCTGCATGGTCTTGATATAGTCCCCACCCCAATTACAGATAAAGAGGTTGCCCTGATAGTTTTCGCATTGTATCGTTTCGTCGCTCATGGTATCTTGGAGACTATCCCACGTACCGTCCATTTCGTCCATCTTATAGTAGGTAGTCCCAAAACTCCCTATCAGCGTTCCTTCCCAGTCAAAGAGACCATGACCATCCTTACTTCCTGCCCCTGCCTGTGTGGAATTAAGTTTTGTCCTGCCGTTTCGTTTATGGAGAGAACCGTCCAAGTCGGCATAAACATCCATACAGTCAGGCGTATGCTTGATACTCATACCGTTAAGTTCTTTAACCTTGGTATTCAAACCTCCGCTAAAGTCTTGTATCCCGCTTACTCTATCTGTCCTAAGCATAACGTCTATCCCTCAGAAATGCGCCGTGCTGGCCGTAAATTGCCCGGCCGTCTCTGCCTTTAAGACCCTGCATCTTACTCGTAGCGATATCACTCCACTTCTTAGCATCCTGGTTATTCGGGTCTAACCGGACCGCGGCAAGGTATATCATCAGGTGGTCAAACTTAGCCGGCCATCTCGATACCCTTGAAATCGTATAGGTATCGGTTGACGTACCGCTTGATATAGATGTTCCGAGATAGGCACTACTTAGCGCAATCGCGGTATTAGTAGTCGCACTTAAAACCTTATACCACTGACTTGCCGAACCTACACCATCGGCATCAACACGAAGGTAATAGTCGTAAGTAGAGGTTGCTATATTCCCATCCCAATCAGATCCAGAACCTGTAACGTCCACAGAACCATTTGTAATAGCCGAAATATACCCTGTCGTATACTCTGTCATAGGCACAAGGGCAGGAATATAGTTATAGTATATCGAACGCGCACTTGTATCAGCAGGATTAAGATAAAGGTAAGGCGCCCCCGATACGTACTTAACCGCATACTCCCCTGGTGTGCCATAGGTATGACTCCAGTTTCTATCATACTCTCCACCGTCCATAGGGGTAAGAAAGGCTTTGGACCCACTACGCCAGTAATAAACCGCCTCGGGAATATCTTTATCGTCTATGACCATATGGTTAAAGTCGCTCGCTAAGGCATACCTGTCCTGAACAAGCCTATATGACGTGTTTGTAGCCACAATAGCTGTACCTACCCACGTTCGGTCTAAGGTAAGGGCTACAGCACTACTGTACGTAACGCGATAGACCTCATCATACCCTGCTACCTTTAAGAGCATGTTATTCGCTATGGCAGATGTCCAGTCGCAGTCACCATCCCCAGTAACCGCGGTAGTACTTATAGCGGTAATATATCCTGTTCCATAGTCAGCTACCGTTGAGACATAACTTTCCGTACGGAGATAGTCCTCATGGAACATAAGCATAAGGTCTTCTATGTAGGCTTCGTTAATGGCGCCTTTGTATTTATTCTCGGTAGCCGGATCTGTTGACTTATCACGGACAAGTTCATTCTGTGCGATCTCGAACATTTCAGAGAATGGTATACGACTTATATTCATCTATCCTCCTTATTTTACTCTACCCTTCTTATGATGCTCCCCTTCTTCGTGTCTTTTGCCTCGTATTCTATAACCGCAGGAGCATTTCATTGTTTCCCGTTTATCACCTTATCAGGCATAGCATAGATTATCTTAGCGTTATCAAGTTTAGTCAATATCCTATCTATGCTCTTATCATGTACCTTTACAGTGGTAGTCAGACCACCCCAGAGGACTAAGAACGCACCTACCTGGATTAAAATAGCGAGGGCTATGGTAAACATGGTAGCCTTCATGCCTTTGGAGTTCTCCATAAACTCCTTAAACTTGCCGATGTTTTCTTTTTGTATGCAATCATGTGTCATCACCTTCTCCTTTATTTATCCTCTACTATCGGCGCGGCCTGTTGCCTTTGTGCCTGTTGCGAGTTTCGGATTAACTGATTGGCGAAACTCATCAAATCATTTATGCGTCTATGTTCCCACACGCCCCATAAAACCAGGATTACCAGCAATGCACCGCTTAATATAAGAAAAAAATCTCTTTTCATTTTACTCCCACCTTTCCCGCCTCTGAAATGAGGCTGTCTATCTGGGCTATCTCCAGGTTAATCGAGGCATCACTGAACGCAATCTTTGCTTTCTCAAGTTCTGTCATCACACTATCTCCTTTGCTTTAATACCTAATTTTTCACATTCCGCAATCAACCCTTCAACCTCTGCGAGTTCTATGTCCCTCTGGGCGTTATCCCTATCCTTCTGCTCTTGAATCGCCTTCTTCTGACTGATAAGAAACTCAATATCATAGGTGTTAGTTTTGGTTACTGTCTCGGTCTTGGTTACCTCAAGTCTACCTTCGTCTGTTTTTCTGGATTCCATATTTTCTCCTATTTTGTAGTTATTGCCCTGCTACCCAAAGTATCACATTGATAATGTATGCCTGCGGTTTCTATTAAACAATCCCCTAAAAATACATCTCCGTCTGGTGCTACTCTTGTAAGGGTAAACATAAACTGGTCGCCTATCTTGTAAGTCGTTCCTATGATAGCACCAAAGTCTGTTCTGTAAGCCCTGTATTGAGTATCTACAGAAGTATCAGCACTATCTATCGTAGTAACTGTCGTTAGGGTTACCCCATCTCTCATTACTACATAAGTCAATCTCCATTGAACTTTATCCGTTCCCGAAGGTGCGTCTATAATCTGGAAGTGAACGTGGAATACTAAATCTGTCCCCTCTTTGTAGTCGTGTTGTAATTCAAATCCGCCATGAACCTTTTCATCTACTGCAAAGGCATAGGTTTCTATTCCTGTGTCTGTGGGGGTTGATGTTCTAAAAGTATCAGTTCCTGGATAATTAGCGGTTGGTTTTCCTAAAAGGTATCCTGATATGTTTATGTCGTTATAGACGGAAACCTCAAGAACAAGTGTTTTTGCTGTTCCGCAATCTATTGTCAGGTCAGAAGCGGCAACTAAATCAGTATGGATATATCCATTAGTCCCGTCATAAATCATATCCATATCTGACCCTGCCCCCAGCAGTAATTTATATGTATCAGATAATATACCAAAACTATCACTTCTTATTTTCAAAAGATTAGTTGAATACTCTACTGCTCCTGCTTCTATTGCTGTTAAATCTGTTCCCGCTGTAAACTTTAACGGTGCTGTGTTTGCGGTGGCTGTGCCTGTTCCCAGATGAAGATAAGCTGTTGGAGAGGTTACCCCGATGCCAACATGGAAGTCCGCCAATATTTTACTGTTGATTATAATACCCGTTACCCCTGCGTCAGAACCCCATTGGAACCTCATCAATTCATTTGATTCTGTAGTTGAGTTTCCATAGGTATTGATAGCATACATCCATTTATGCACACCTATTGGTGAGATTGTTCCCTTCTCAGGGGCATTGCATTGAAGCAACCCCATATATTGTGTTCCTGCCGTTGCCTCTGTTTTCCATCCCTGAGAAGCCCAAGATATCGGTGGTGAATACTGGTCTACGGTGGAAGTGGCGGCTGTCGAATTTAAAAGAAGTAAAACATTAGGGGCTTTATGGGGGTCTTCGGCGTTAGCAAGTCCCAATATTACAAATCCATTGGAAGTATCAAGATAAAATGGATGAAAAGTCCAAGAACCTGCTCCGAACTTATAGGAGTATCTAAAAGTTAAATTATCAGCACTTCCGCTTGGAGCCATAGCTTGTGCCCATTGATATTGTTGGTTAGTTGCTCCTTTGCCTTGTGAAGAGAGAATTAAACCAGGGGTTTGTCTAAAAGTAGTCGTGCCGTCTGCGGCGGTGGGATTTCTTAATAACATCCCAATTCCAGCAAAAGTTCCTGTCGGAGTGCCGTCTGAAAACTCCCAGGTATTATCTGGGTCGGCTGTGCCAAAACCTATTTTATCGGTATACCCTGCTACATTGACGGCAAGAGTGGGAGTGTCCACAATGAGAGAACCAAGCGTCCCGAGGCCCGTGGTGGTAAAGTTCCACGCCCCTATGTTTATATTCTGATTGGCGTTGGAGCCGTCGAGTTTGAGGTAGAGGGCATCTGCAGAAGTCTGATTTATACCTTGATTATCGAGTTCTCCAGAAAAAGGGTTAAATGTCCAATCGTCCGCATAGACATTAGTAGCTAATAACAATCCTACAATAAGACCTAAAATCTTCTTCAATATTCTGTACCCCATGATTGATATACGTTTGTCGTTGCGCGGTTAGTCCAACCAGTCGAATATTCACTTGTTCCACCTTCATACGCAAACACATCTGCCCCTGCACTTACTGTCCACTTCATTATGTACCAAGAACCATCCGCCGCCTCAAATCCATAGTAATTGGGTGAGGCATCGTCGTCTTTATTACATATTATATACTTCTTGCTATGGATAACAGTCGACAGACCATAATCTCCCCCAACCTTATCGACTTCGGCCTTATAGCCTGTCGTCGTCCTATCCCTAATTACAACCTCTTGAGCAAAGGCAGACGGACAAAAAATCAAGACAATCATAGCAAGCCCTATAATCCAGTTCAAGAGTTCGAGTTGAGCCTTTAACTTTATTATATCGTCCGACCGTTCCTGTCTCTCGGCTTCAAGATACTTATCATACAGTTCCTGTTTCTTCAGAAATAGTTCCTTTGAGGTTCGGCGTTGCTCATTTATAGTCTTTATTTTCTCCTGCTTAGTCCTCCACCATTTATATTTAAGCAACCACTTCATCTGTTTGCCTCCTCTACTTTAAGACATACCGTTATCGCTTCGTCAACCGTTACTCCTGTAAATTGCAAGGTATATATTCCGTCAACAGGCAATGACTCTGTATCATTCCGTAATCCTGTTTCTGATACATACTTTCTGACCGTCCTATTACCCTTGTCTATAATACTCAAACTCCATTCTGTCGTAGAGGTAGTAGGATTTATATGTATCAACCTTACCATGCCCTTCATTCTGGTCGTATTCACGGATACTGCACCAGACGAAGGGGTAATAGAAGAAGATAAGCCATTACCATTCTCTACTGTCTGAAAGAGCATGTTACCTCTCTTCTTTACCTATGAGCCACATATTAAGAGTAGCTATGGCTGTCGTTTCATTCCAACTAAGATATAGGTATTTATGTATACCTACTACCTCGTACAATGCAGTAGTCGAAGCTGCCCCATACCCTATAGCCCCATCTGCATCTACATCGCCTGTAAGAACGGGTTTAATACCCAATAGGTATTTGGTAAGAGCCTTATCGTCAACCGCCCCATAGAAGGTAAGCGTACCGGCGGAGTCCACCCCATCATATACATAGTCCACAAGAAGAAGGACTTTATCGTATTGACCTACCTCGATTACCTTAGTTGTATCAGCTACAGCCGTATCTATGATTTTTTGTATGATAGTCTTCATGGCTACCTCTTTTCCTTCCCAAGCAACCAGACTGATATGGTTGCTCCTGCCGCAGTCTCAGACCAGTCTATATAAAGGTATTTATGCACGTTCTTTATCTCGTAGGCCACGGTCGTTGATGTCGTATAGGCCACCGCTCCATCCGCGTCTATAGTACCCGTTATAACGGGAGCTATGCCACAAGCACACTTTACAAGTCCCTTATCATCCAGACTTGAATAGAAGGTGATCGTTCCCTCAGCGCTCGCAGCCCTAACGTAGTCTACCACTACCATCAGGCTATCATACCTGCTTACGTCCACTATCTTGGCTACAGAATCAACAGATTTGTCTATAATAAGTTGCATCACTGTTTTCATCGTTTCTCCTTATCCTTTAGGTCGGTACTTCTCTATACTCCCAATTCTGGGATTATCGGGTTCAAGTACCCTCATTATATTCTTGAACTCCCGCACTTTTTCGTCGTTTTTCTTCTGCCATGCCCTATTACGTTGAATGAATTTGCCTGATTCCATCTTATCCTTATCCGCTACTACTGCCAATACAGGTTTACCGTTCCTGATTATCTGACGTTGACTGACCGGATGTAGTTCCTTCTGCGATAGCATTCCTACTGTAAACTCGTCTTTAAGCACCTTAGCACGCTTCCAGAGAGTATTTCGTGCTGCCGGAGATAGAGTGGGGGGCAGGCCGCGCTCATAGTCCTTCTTATACTGTTTCATCGACTTCCGTAAATCCCCGATATCCTGAATGTAGTCTAACGGCCTATTATCTCCGCCCCCCATTAGGTTTGGCGTTCTCTCCCCATTAAGTACCCTTTCCCGATTCTTATACTGCTTCTTTAGTTCGGCAAGCTCTGACGGCTTCCATACTTCCTTCTTTGCGTCTACCTTCTCGGCATTACCTAAAGTCAAAATTTGTATGCTCATCTTAGCAACCCTATCTGCCCGCCTATAAGGGCAGGATTCTTATGAACTGCATTGTGTTCCTCTGGGATTTTCCCAGGGTGGTCTGCACCATACAGAACCGTCATACCGCAATACTTACACTGGTATTTATAGACGTTCGGCTGGACACGCTCTATAAACCTCATCTTAGGCGGAAGTGCGTCTGGGAAGGGGCGGTGTGAGGGACAACCCATCTCAGGGTGGTCCCACGGACACCGAAGGTTCTCAGACCACATCTTCTTTTTATCGCCCGATGTACCGCTTGACCAAATCCAGGGCATTACCCGGCATCTCCATTAACACATGGTGGTACTTCTTGTTTCTTTACTTCCGGCTTCTTTATTTCCTTCTTAATTTCTTTCTTTGCCATACTATCCTCCTTTTACATTTGGATAACCCTTCTTATAAAGAGTATATCCTTTTTCCTTTCCCAACTTGTTAATATTTTTTTCTAAATCAACACCCATCTCTTTCTTAATCTGAACAGCATCCTCCGTCTTTAGAGAATACCTGTTCCTCCTTTCTGCATATTTTATCCTATCATGTTCCTCGACATCTGTTTCAGGAGGCCACCCCTCACTCTGTAAGTTCTTAGCAAAGTCGGTAACGGTCTTTCCTTTGAGTCGAGTTCTGTTATGCACTTCGTCTTTAACAATTATCTGCATAATCAACTCTTTACGATTGAATATGCGAAGTCTGCACCTACAGAGTCCTTTTTAATAGTCATCTCTGCGATACTACATCCCTCAGCAACGGCACCCGTTTTTATGATATTCTTAACCTTATCAGTAGTATCCTCAGCAGTATCAATAACTACTATTATCTTAATCAAGCCTCTTTTCATGACATAACCTCCAGATAGTATGTCCTATCGGTTAATGAGGCATCATTTTTCGACAGAGAGTCTAATCCAACCGAATAATTAGAACCAGCCCCTGATACAATTATGGCATCAACAAGGTGTGTTATACTTAACTCCATCTGAGCCGGAAGTTCAGGAGGCCCAGCATGCCCGTATATCACAGGCATCTGAACATCCAATAATATTCTAAGACACGTTTTTGCCATCGCCCTTCTCCTTCTTGGGTTTAGTGCGTCCACCAAATAATTTACTACGTTGCTCGAGTCTTTCCATTATGGCCTCAGCTACCTCCATCTTCCCGTCAATAGTCCATAATGACCCGACTGTATACTCAGGTATTGGAAGTTGTTTTATCTTCAAATTCACATCCAATAACATCTTTATATCATCATAAGTTATCAACTCTTGTTCTTTTGATTCCCTACTATACCCTATCGGTCCACGTTCTGTTTCTGGTTTCTTTCTCATACCTCTCCTTTAGAAAAGGGAGGGAGGGGGATACCCCTCCCCATATCCTTTAAGAGTTAACAACCTGTCCATATGGACCGGCGTTTGTCCCTTCGTAATAATTACCTGGCATAAAGAACGTGTCCGAAGACTGTACCTCACTACCGTTCTCCGCAAATCCTGACGTTGCTGTAGCAAACCAATTATTTGCCAAAATACCGCTACCAGCCGTCTGGTAAGGTGCCTGAAACATTATGAACCGTTTAATGCCACCACTGGAGTATGCGGGCAACCCATCACCAAATATGTTGCTGTAAATCATATTCCCGTAACTACCCGCACTATTGATACCGATGACTATATGGGCATCTACGCTTGCGGGATTACCGGCAAAGATATTTCTACGGATAATGTTGTTTACAACATCACCGGATACAGCGTACATTGTAACACCGCCTAAACACTGATCGAATAAGTTATCTTCAACAATCAGGTTTTGTGCAGTACCAGCCCATATTGCTCCACTTACAGCACCAATTCCAGGTGAGTGTTTATCCTCACCGAATCTGCACCCACGAATAACATTGTTATAGCATCTTGATGGAGTAGAAGCATTCCTCTTTAGCATAATAATAGCCTGCGAGGAAGATGCCGTACCTCCATTACAAGTAAGGTGCATATTCGTAATCAGATTACCATTACTGTTAACAGTAATCAAAGAACCCGTAGCGGTTGATGGTCTCATCAGAACTCCGCCATAACCGTTCATTTGAGGTTCCCCAGCTCCTATCAAGGCTATACCAGACTTTGTATACGGAAGAACAACATCATCCGTATAATACTGGTATACACTCGTAGTCTGATTATTCCTTATACCAGCAGGTCTGATATAAATAGACGCACCGCCTGAACACGCATCCAACGCCTCTGATGGTTTGGCCTTTGCCTTCTTCGGCTCCTTACCAGTATTACCTTGCGAACCCGTTATCGCATCTACAAAGAACATGTTGTCGGATTCAAACAAGTCCATCAACCTACCCGTTCCTCCCAAATTCGGAGTAGCTAACAAACCATGTGGTAGATGTGTTAAACTCATACAAACCTCCTTGTATTAGGACAACCGCCCTGTAGTTAGATGAGTGTTAGTTTTCCCTCATGAGCCATGCGATGACAATTCGGACATAAGGTAAGGGTATTATCTTTTGAATAAGCCCCTCCTGCCCTTACTCTGTGCACATCGCAAGTAGCTTTACCCCATCCACAAACGGCGCATTTCGTATCTCGCAGTTCTCGTTTCGCATGAGTCCTACGATACCCGCCGCTCGGAGGGTAGTTATGCCTCTTACGATAGCAAGAGTAGCAATGAGGTCTGTACTTTCCGTCTTTCCTACCAGAAAGCATGGCCTTATTACTACATCCTTCTGTCTTGCATGTTGGTCTCACTTGTTCAACTATCTTCATCTAAATTCCTTTTCGGAATGGTCATGCGGTGGTGTCGGAAATCGCATCCGACTTTACCCACTCCATAAAACTAAGCCCTTCATTACCCCTAAGCCACAAAGAACTACTTACGCGGGAACGTTTTCGAACCCGAAATGCCAATCATCCCAGCTGGTGCCGCACCTGTAGTAGCTGATATAACTCGCTACCAAGGTATTGCTATCCTTATCCTGGAACATCTGGATTGGTTCGCGGTTCCACCAAATCAAGTATTCCTTCATCATGGCATAGTCTACCATCCACCAATTTTCGGCGTCTGTCAGCCTATCCCAAACCATGAGCTTATACTTGCCCTGATGGAAGTTGACGTTATTATCCGCGGTGTCAACCTTTCCCTTCGAATTGATTATCTCAAAACCCGTTTCCTCAAGGAAGCGAGGTATGATGATTGAATCCGGGTTTACCGAGATTTGTTCTCCTATGTCGCCATAGAAGTCGTACATCGCCAGCCGGGTCGTCTCTACGTTCGTCGCACCAAGAGTAAGCGTACTCTCGTTTGACTGCGTAGCTACGCCGGTGACGTTTGACGGATGGTCTGAGGCAAACAGCTCGCAACCATCTCCATCCGAAGGTTCATAGGTCGTGCCGAGAATAAATACGTTGGCACCCTGCTTCTCCCTCGAACGATTTGCCGAAGTAGCTAAACCTGTCGGGAAACGATTTACGACACGGTTCTGGTCATCGCTCGCCAGCTTGTGCTGTATCATAATCTTCGCAGCATACTCTGTGAACGTAATGACCTTGTCGTAGCCCTGGCTTCTCTCTACTTCGCCTACTTTTCCAGTAAATTCCTGGTGGTCCGGTACCTGTCCAACGGACGAGGATTTTTCAAAGGCCTTATCTGAGGTAAGGACATTGAATATATCCGGAACCATCGCAGGAAGCTTCTTATACTGGTCGATATAGATTACTCGAAAGTCCGTCTCGAGTAGATCCGGCCAATTAGCAGCTAAATGCATGGTTTCAATCCTCCGTTTATGCTACTACCCGACTCCAGGTATGACACAACTGGACAATCTCTGCTTCAAAGGTGGCTAACTTTCCACCCAAACCCTCTAACCCTTTGTCATTCCAATACCTCAACGCATGCGTAGGCGCGCTTTCCCATCTTCCCCAATTCTCTATAACCTCAAGGAAAACAGTAGTAGCAACTGCTATGATTGTATTCATACCAGTCGCCGTCGTATTAAGCGGACAGAACCTATGACCAATAGGCAATATCTTGATAAAGTCTGTAGACGTATCAACGGTTACGGCACTATCAATCGTGGTCGTACCAGATGTAGAAACCGTAAGATAGCGTAACTTACCTTTATAGGTAGCCGCACTATCCGTTCCCTCTGTGGTATAAAGCCACGCGCCTTCTATATCATCTTCCAAGGCCGTAATTACCCAAGTCGTGGAAGCTGCTACAGCCGTTGTACAGCTCTTAGCAAGAGTCTGGTCATAATACGCAAAGTATGTTGCATCAGGGTTCACGATCGCCGGCAACCAGTTAAAACCAGTGGTTGCTACCCTACTGTTGCAAAGAGTGGACGAAAAATTATACAACTTAGCATTTTCCTTAGATGCGTATGCATCCGCAGAATTTGCCTGAAGAATACCAATCGTATCTTCAGCTTCCGTCGCACTCGTAGAGACATAAGCATTTATATACTGCTTATACTCTTGATCGTGAAAGTTGGCATGTCGCATTACCAACTGACCCTTATACATCACGCCCGTATCGTATACTGGGATATTGCAGACATAGGGAACATTTCCGCCTAAAAGTCTTGCAAGTTGCATATTTTCTCCTATGTATACTACACTGTTTACTTACTACTCACTGACCTTTGAATATTGTCTGCTCTTGCCAGAGCAAAACAAATTCCCTATTCACTACACCATTGCCTATTCGGCCCACCTGAAGGACCCGCACGCAGGGCATCCTCCAGTTATTTCCGGGACGTAATAATAGTCAGTTACCGACTTTCTACTACCACTCCCTACTGTATACGCAGAGGCAGTCTGTTGAGACCCGTAATCTACACCCTTCTCAGCAAAACTACCCTCCTTAATACGCTTATCCCTATCGGGGTCACATATAAAGCCACAGAACTTACATCTCTTAAGCCGAGACTCATCTCCCTTTATGCCGTATTTATCCTTTACGTCTTTAGCCCGTAGAGGCGACCCTGTATGAGACGTAGGATAGAGAGACCTGAACATTATTCAACCTGCTCCCTTACGTTACGAATTAACTCCATCAAGCAAATACCCTTAATGTCCTTGCGTCTAAACCACACTACCTCACCCTTCTTCGTATAAACACCAACCTCCCGATATTTCTTCATTAGAACCCTCCCCGACCGTAGGCAACATCCTTGTTATCACGGATAGCGCAGTAAGTCGCCAAGTCTTTGACCTTACCGCTTGCGACCGCGCGCTCGGCTGCCGCCCTCTCCGAATCGCTATTGAACTTTACATCGCCTACCGGCTTCTTATCTGGCGCAGGTGAACCGCCGTCCGCTACTCTACCCGCCTTAATATCCGCCTGTCTCTGCTTTTCCTTTGTATCCTTCTCCTGCTCTATTTTCTCCTTCAAAGCACCCTCCTCCTGACCTTGTAGGCGCTTTTCCATGAGCGCCATCACCATCTCCGGACCATCCGCTATCTCAAGGATTCTTGAATCCTTATTTGCGATATCTTGAAAAACCTTTGCCTTCTCACTTTCAGGATTAAAGACGATACCATGTTCGTTAAAGATAAACTTACCGTCCTTATCCTTCATAAACATATCAGGATGCTTTTCCCTCAACCTCTCGGCTGACTTCTTCTGGGCACTCTCAAAGGTTATTACGTTATCCTGAAATCTACGCCGTAAGTCCGTTCCGTAGGTAGGATACTGCGCTATAAGGTCATCCCACTCCTCTTCGGACTGAGGATAGTTTTCCTCACTATAGACATCCCTTAGGGTCTGCGTTCCTTTCGGCTTACCGCTTGTTTCAAGCGCGGCAACCCTTGTTACCAACCCCACCTTCTCCTGTTCGGAACGAGACAGTTTCTCTTCCGTTTCCTTCAACTTCTTATAGATTGCGTCTATAGCCTCTTGGGTAACAGGCTTCCCTACCTTGCCTGCGTCAGCCTTGGCCTGTGCCTCAGCCTGCGCCTGCATCTCCTTGTCTTTTACTTCCTTTTCCTGCTGTGCCTTTAATTCTTCTTCCGTCATTTCTTTCTCCTTTACCTTTGCGAGCTACTCATTTGCCCAAACGTCTATTAGCTCGCCCTTAAATAGACGCTTGAGAATATCCAACTGCCCCTGATAATAGCGGGCATCATAAAAGTTATTGGCCCGGAGGCTGCTGTCCCTGTTCCGCTCCAGGTCCACCGACAGGCACTCCCCCTGTAGGTGTACTTCGAGGCCCGGCTGACCCCATATTTTGTCCATAAGGTAAGCCCATGCCTGGTGCGTTACCAGCTCCTTCAATACCCTGCCCTTGCCCTGCGATATTGGCATATTGTTCCATACCTCTCTGTATGTTCTCCATATATGTTGCCTGAAGTTTCCGCATATAATCATTAAACACGACATTGGCTTCCGGCGTAAGCTGTCTGGTCTTACGAAGCTCTTTAAGTCGTGGTATAAGGGTAGTCGGATCGCCTAACGGTATATTCACCATCTCTTGCTCAATCATGGTAAAGATACCCTCGGCATCCTCTACGCTTGTCTCTGTCTGCGGTCGAGGCCCTATGTACTTCTCTACAGGTATTCTCCGCATAGCCTTCAGGTAGTCTGCCCTGATTTCCCACATAAAGGCGGGATTCTGCTGAACAAGTGGGTCGAAGGCCATAGTCTGGAACATCGCCATAGCAAACTGCCTCTCCGCGTCCATATCCATCGCGGTAAGGTCGAGTTGCATCTTGGCCTCATAGCTACCAAGCATATACTCTGGAGACGGCCACTTGTGCATGTTCTCCTTGCCAAGTATCCGAGACCACATGTCCGGAGGCATATTCTCCTCATACTGTTGCCTTACATCCGTCAGTATGGCGCAGATAATCCCCTGTACACGCGCCCCTATCAGACCAAACTTCTGTTCTCCTTGGGATATAACCGCAAGCGTACCCCTGGCTGTCGGTCGGGAAGCCGTCTCCCTACCCATCATGGCTGGAGTAAGGTAAGTAAGGCGTTCTATCAACTCCATCACAAGTTTTTCCTCTTGGAAACTCACCTGTAGACCATTGGAGGGGAATGTCGGGAACCTCACATCCCTGTCCGGGTCATCCAAAGGAATACCTGTAGCCGGCGCCGCTATAATCCTACGGGCAGGTGTTCCACTTGCCGACCTATAGAAGAAGAATGGCGCTATGAGCATGTTACCGGCATCTATTCTCTGATTGTGGATGGCATCCAGCTCATCATGGAGATGTCTGACAAGTTCGGGTACTGACTTCCCATACGCGCGCCCGGGTCTGCGCAGGAAGGGTCTTATTACCCAAGACGACCGCCCTATCCTCGATACGGCGTGCATAGGTTTCCCTGACATGTAGAGCTTAAGGTCTTCACATATCAAAAAGACGCACTTCTCACGAATACCATCGTTGTTAATATCGTAGAGTATCTCCGCCTCAAGGCACTTTAGCTTGTGATTCTCCTGCCTTATGTCCATCGGCGGTACAGTTCCTTCCGCCTCCATGCGTTGTTTCTGCGTACCCTTAAACTCTTCGGTCTGGCTTAACCCTGCCTTGATTATCCCTGATGTCTCACCTTGCTTACCCAAGTCAACACCCGGGCTTAAAGCACCGTGATACTGTAATTCACGAAGTTGCGGTAGGGTATACCACCGTTCGTCTATGATGTATTCGGCATGGTCTTCCCATCTCTTCTCAAAGGTATTGGCATCGTAGGGGATATAGACGTGCTCTAAGGGTCTAATTTCAAGGTAACACCGTTCCCTACGGATATAGTCCCGTACAACCCTAAACTTCGGCTTAATGCTCAGGTTGCCATCGTCCGTAGCATAGTATTCCAGACCATCGGGTATCTTTCTCGTTACCCACACCCAGTAGGTCTTCCATATCTTCTTAACAGCTATCGTGCCGTCTACCACCAAACAATGTACTATATCGTCAACCGTGCCGTCTATTTCCATATCAGTAGAGGTAACCCACGACATGACTACCTTATTAGCGGAAGCGGTCTCTATATCATGCTCTTCCGTACCTTCCCAATATAAGGACTTCGCATTCCAAGCCATAGGATAGAGTTTAGCATGAAGAAGGTCGCAGGCCACGGTTGTTACCATAGTGGAAATATTGGAGTGACCAGGCCACGGTATATCACTCGCTTCCTTCAAGCCTTCATACTGCTTTATGCACTTCTCCCTGATAGCCATAAAGCCACCGCGCGCCTGTTCTGACTCATCACGCATGGCAATAATAGCCTCTACGATAGCCTTCTTCTTATCGTCACTAAGGTCAAACTGTTTAGAGAGGTTCTCTTGCTTCTCTTCCTTTTCCTTCTCTACCGCTTCCTTCGGCTTATCGAAGAACTCCCCGACCTTCTTGGTTATCTTTCCTACTATACCTTCTGGCATTAGTAAAGTCCTTTCGCCTTGTTACGCTCACGTTCCATAATGTGCCGTCTTAACACGGTTTTGGACATACCAGTTCTGCCCTTCTTGCCTTTCTTCTTCCTACTGTATTCCGCCTTAAAGAAACGTTCCTGTTTACCAGAAACTATCGGTGTATGCTTCTTTCCATGACAAGGCATCTTCTTTCCCTCCTGTTTATTCTGGTCAAACCACGGACTCTGATGTGTCGCTGTCCCCGGCCCCGGACTCATGATAGCCTCCCTTTAATGTGCAGAGACCCCTTTCATGCCAATGACAGGTCTCCATAACGACATAGTTGATACGGTTCTTCTTACCCTGAATATTCTTTACGCAACACTGCGCTGTGCAACCCCCGAATTTAATCTCCACGTCTATAGTTTCTCCTGAACCTTTGAACGGGGTTACCCTGTACTCTACGCAAATCTTCGTTCTGCATCCGATTGACCTTAAGATTCTGCTTTGCAGGCATATTAAGAGACCTTGGTTGTAGTGGAGTTCCACCCTTCAATATCGTCATAGGCATATCCACAAAAACCTTCTTTAACTTATCTGGGTCAAACAAACCACTGTGCCATCTATTCGACATTTTATCCTCCTGTATACATAGAACCATGTCCGGCAATCACTTCCGCCGGCTCGCCTGTCCACTGTAGTAGGGCAAGATAGTGCAGTAAGTCCGGAAAGTCCGTATTAAGATCCTTCGGCTGTTCTTTAGGGTCTTTGTCCGTAATAAACTTCCGAGTGTCCCAGACGTAATGCTCTACCTGATAGATACAGTTTACAAGGTCGTTCGCTACCTGCAATATCGGCCTGTTGATAAGGGAGATAGGTTGTGTGGTATCGTACCACATCAACTCCTCGACCTTCTTCCGGCCGCGCTCTTTATGGTCGTCCCCAAACCTGAATTGCATAGGGTAACCAAGGTCTCTACTCGCCTCTTCAAAGTCGTCTCTTACCGTACGTTTATTGTTTCCTTGTGTCTTAGGACCGAAGTTCGGGTCCATTATCCGCAGGTCTACCTTCTCCCGGGCCTCTACCTCCACCTCCATAATATGCTTACAGACCTGCTTAAAGGTACAGTTCTTAAGCCATGCCTCACGGTATATGAACCACCGCTTATAATCAGGCTCCATAGCCGCCCATATCAAGGCGTGAGGCTTCTCGTCATGGGGATCTATCAACTGTACCCTCTTCCAATGGCGAGGGGGTTGCCCGGCATACATCGAATTGACGTTAGTCCAGATATTCCTATCAAAGCCGTGAATATTCCTATCCCATATCTTCCAGATACGGCCTGTCAGGTACTTAAACTTCCCATGAATACGAGCGTCAAACTCCCCAGCGTCCTTAATTGACCGCTCATACCGTCTTATAGCCTCCTCTGTAAGGCCTATATGCCCCCCTGTTAAGGGATTCGGCCTTAGGCTATTATGACGTATATCCATAGTGAAGCACTCTACATCCGCGTCTTTTGAGGCATATATCTCATCATAGAGATACGGTTCTGATACAGGCGTAGCAGTGAACATTTCCCATCCGAAGTAGTCTGTAAGGCCTCTGAGAGTAGCTATACGGTGGGCTTGAGGGGGACATTCATCGTAACAAGCAAGGTGGCCAGACCATCCTTCTGCCAGAGTAGGAGACTGTTCGTATGTCATAACGTCCATAGAGGACAGTTTACCGCTTTCGTGCTTAATCCAGTACTTATCATAGACCCCAGCGTTGTTCTTTTCCCTATCTTTGATACAACCTTCAGGAAACCACTCAGCTATCTTCGGTTCAACGACCTCGCCAACACCCTTCTTGAAGTCTGTAGTAAAGAAACGCGCCCTTATGGCTGTCGGCCACCGCTTTGTCTTCGGCCACCAGTCAGGATACTGCCCTGTAAGGTGAATAGCGACCTCTACGACCGCGGGAGTAGTCTTGCCGGAACGGTTGCCACCAAAAAGACCTCTTGTCGTAGCTAAACTGGTATGAAAGGCGAACTGGGGACAGCCCTCTATGGTATATTCCGTGCCATAGTAGTCTTTATAGGCGTGCTTTACCTTCCTGCATGAGTGACCGTCACACCCTAAAGCGTGCGGCCAGTAATACTCAAGAGGGTTTTTCTTCTGTCGAGCCTTTAGTTCCCTGTCTATCTGTACCTTTTTCTGTAGAAGGGTTCTCTCCTCGCCTAACAATAAGGAGCTTTGACTCAACAATACCGCGTTCCCTAAGGAGTTCGGCATCCGACACCTCTGAATAGGGTCCTATTCTCTGAAACAAGGCAATAAGGTCTGGCCGGCGCTCTACTTCCTCACGACCAGCTATTTCTATATCAATCAGCCTCTTACTGAGGTTGAGGTACTTGTTTATCCTCTTGTCGGGGATGCCTTCTTTACCGCATATACGGTTTATAGTGGCTATAATACGGATTCTTTCCCTATTGAGGTCTTCAAGGCGGACTGTCTTATGGAATATCCCTATGGCTTCAGGGTCGGAGAGGTACTTCTGTCTCCACTTTAATACGAGATGATGGGTAGTCTCACTATGCAGGAAGTTCCATACTGTCTGGTGGGTAACGGGAATACCGGCATCCGTGACTTTCTGGGCTATCTGGTAGGTATTATAACCTTGGGTATCAAGTTTACAGACTAACTCCTGTGCAAACTCGCTACCTGTAATCTTACCGGTTGTAGGCTTTGGGGCACCCTTGGTATATGCCATCTTACCATAGAGTTTACACTATCTATATATTCTGTCTATATATAGACTATAGGTCTTATGGAGTGTATGTAATGGCGGGTCTTGCTTTAGGACTACCCAGATATAACGTAACAAATTGAGTAACGGAGTGAAGGAATCCATATCTTTACAGAGACAGTTCTTGCGGTAATGTGATTTACATGCCTTACACCAACGGGTCTTCACACCAATAGTCCTATAGTAACCCCTATCAAAATATATATCCCTATCGCCGTCCACATAATCTTATCGTTGTTATTTATGTCGGCTTGGTAGGTATCCCATATACACCATAACGTCCAAAGTCTACTCTTTAACGTTTCTTTCCTCATGCCATCTCCGATCTTTCAAGTTCTGCCAACATCCTCTCGGCGTGCTTAAACTTTATCCAGGCTTGAGCCGACCGCCAGCAGAACAGGTCTGAGGCGTCAGGCATTATGCTTTTGACATGCTCGGCCACCGGACGTGTGCAGTCGTCGCATACCTCAAACTCGCAGGGTTTACCGCAGATTATACAGTTCATTCCTTCTCCTTATTCATACTCGGACGAGCCTCTTTCCATGTCGGTATGAAGTAACCCTGGTCTTTGAGTTCTTCTACCGACTTCTCTTTAAGCCTTTTCATGAGTTCGGCATACTCGGGGCTTGTCTTCCACGTTACGCCAGGATAGAGATTTATCCTTATATAGAGTTCTTGAGGCCCCAACGTCGTTACATCCTCACCCCAACGATTTAATGTAGTTGAAACTACTGGCGTAGACGGTATATTCTCCCCTATCCTATCTTTGTCACCACGTCGACTATGCGACTGCCGACACTTCATCGAACATAGTTTAGCGTCTATTCTCTTGGCTTCGAAATCATTACCACATGCAATACATTTAGCTATCTGTGACATAAACCCTCCTTCTATCTGTGACAAGTATACCATAAATTGTCACACTTGTCAAGCTATCTGTGACAGAATTATCAAAATACTTTAGTCGGGGGGTATTCCAGGGAGGTATAAGTCTTTTTCCTGTATATAGTTGGGGTATCTCTCTATATATATGTAGATGTGCGACGGTATATATATAATCCTCCTATGCCTCCCGGGGGGTATCGCATTCCTGCCCTTAAAGCCTGTATCCCTACGTACTGTATAGCCTTACGAATAGCTACCTATACCTAAGTATGCGTTATCTGTGACACCTTATTATAGTGTTGTCCGTTACGCTAACGACTGTTGTCTGACATCTGTTACGCTAATAAGTCTCCACTCCTCAAGGTCTATGTCCTCAAGTATTGTAGCCTTACGACCTGCATATCAAAGTATATTGTTACGCTATATGTACCCGTAGAATCATGGACTTGACCATTATACCCTTGTTTAGAGACTTCGGCCTTACGGCCTGCGGAAGTGAGGCTTGGGCCTTACGCACTGCGGACCATGCACCCGGCCGGATCCGCCAGTCAAGGCTTAGGCTTGCTATATGGGCTTATAAGATGAGGACTGCGGGCTTCTACTATACGGAGATATACGGCAAGAAGCCGCCGGCGTGGGTACCTGCTAACACCCTTACAACCGACGGCTTGAAGGTAGGACAACAACGCGGGCTTAGTGTGGCCCTTGTAAACGTTAAGCAACGGCTAACAACCTATCAATAACGGCATGCCCACCCTTGTATAGTTCAGGGTAGACAACAACGCCATCCCCTTTATTATCCGGATGCGCTAAGACCTTGACTTTGTCAAAATGTGGATTGAGTTGGCCCGCGTCTATTGTTACCCGGACGGTTGACGGCTCCCCTACGAAGTTATAACAGGCGTTGCCCCTATACATATTATACTCGGTATCGATATGCAAGGGTAGGTCCCATCCTTCGAATACCGCGTCATCAAGGTTAACTATTGGCGCGTATTGGTAAGACCTCGTCTTTAACGGCAGAACATAAAGTTTACGCTTGCCCCGTGGCTTGAATATTACATCTTGAATAGCCGGATCCAGCTTGTTCGGCTGGAAGTCGACGACCTCGATTTCCCTTTTATGAGTTAAGGCCATCATACTATCAATATTTACGATGGTATACTTTGTGTTTCGCTTGAACATGATAAATCCTCCTGTTATATTGCCCATGTTATCTTTCCGCAGGTGTTACCGTTTACATCCCTTACGCTTGACGGCTCTTTACCTTGATATATTTGGCGTGCAACATCCTCAAGGATACGCGCTATTTCTCCGCGCGCGTCCTCAACAAATGCGTCGCTCTCCGTTTTTATTACAATCGTAAACATGGTATACCCTCCTATTGACCACACAATGCCCACAAACACACGATCCACACCCACGCACCAACCGCGATAATGAACATCATCACCGCGTCAATAAATAATCGTCTCATAGTCCGCACCACCTTTTCAAGAACATTAAATACCTATACGAACACACGCCGGACAATATCCGCATCCTTGCCCACAAAGACAACCTATGGCAACCGCCAAGCAGGTATTCAAGACTTCGCTTAGTCATATATATCACCTCCCCCGAACGTGTAACTCATGGAACAAGACCCCCAAGAGTTCGTTGACTTCTTCAAGCGTCAATTTAGGCGTACCCATAACGGCTATACCGCCCTTGCTTAATCGCTCAAGCGTTATTGTCTTAACTTCTACTGTATGCCCTAAGTTTTCAATAAACTCCGCTTGCATGTTAATCACCTTCCCTTCACCTATAAGTATATACTACAATGTCAATTTAGGCAAAAAAGAGGCCGGAAGTAGTAAGGGGCTACCTCCGGCACGAGCGACCTTCGCCATTTCTCGCTCTCTCTCTTTACACCTCGTATGCCTGAACGAGTGCGTCCTCAATCTCTTTCTTGATTTCATCCGTCAATGGCTCAAAGGTACTAAACCACTTGCCGTTCTTGTTTAACTCTGACGGCATGCCGACAAACAAACCTTCCTTGCCTTCTACGACCTTGAACCCTTTGACGACAAAGGCATCGTCAAACTGTAAATCAGCGAACGCCTTAAGCACACTACTATTCTCTATACGATGTATACGAACAACCTCTATCTTCATTTCCCTACCTCCCTTTGCTATCCCCATAAGTTTCTATCAAGCGACCTGTACCCTATGGTCTCGCTAATGTGTCCGGCCTCGATCGTGGTCTTGTTATCAAGAAGGGCTATCGTGCGTGCGACCTTCAACACTTTGTCATATGCCCTTGCCGAAAGACCTATCTCCAATATCGCCATTTTGAGTAATTCCTCGCCCTCTTTATCTACCTCCATCAAGGTAGAAGTATTTGCCGGTGTCATGGCCTTGTTTATCCTTGCCTTAATCGTGGCACTATCCTCGCTCGCCTTTTTCTGATTGTACTCTATGCTCGGCACTTCGATATGTATGTCAACCTTGTCAAGCAACCATGTAGGTATACGTGATAGATACCTTTGTATCTTTGCCGGTGTACAATGGCACTCGACCTTCGGGCTTGTGAAATTACCACAAGGACAAGACAACATGGTAACAACAAACATGGTACTCTTACCGACAACCGAACGGCACTTACCAAAATCCTTATAGTCATAAATCATAACCGGCTTATCCGTAAGGGTACTGACCCTTCGTGCTATCATGGTCTTACCCGATCCATGCGACCCGATTAACAATACGCTATGCTCTCCGGCAACCGCAACCTCTATACCACGCTTTACATGCCATTGACCTTTTACTTCTGACATATTCATTTTTATTAGACCCCCTTTGTGTTCTTGTCTTGAAAGTATGTCTCTATCAAATGACAGAGCTTTAACGCGTGCATCTCCGCAAGGGTCAAGGTTACATGATGCTTGTCGGAGACTTCATCCGGCCCCTTACCTGCCGTAATAGTCAAGCGGATCTCCAGCTTACCTATGTCCTCGACCTCAATATTGAAGTCATCCTCGCTATCTACAAGGATATGCGTACTCGTAAAAAACATCGGCCCCATAACAATCACCCCCTTCATCCTAAAGTATACACTACTCGCCGACTTATGCCAACTTTGTCCTTACGCCGCCAAGTTCCTTTTCGGCTTCTTGCCTTGCCGTTCCTCGCTCTCTCTCGCTCTCGATTATTCCTCCTCTTTGAACCATTGTTCTGCCTCGTTAATCTCGTCTTGCGAAAAGACCTTAGCCAAGAAAGTAAAAGCTAAAGTTTCATCACCAGCCGTCAAGTCAAGATACTCCTTCTTTGTATCCATGACCTTCTGATGCTTCGTGGCCAATTCTTTACACTTCCACCAATCTTCCCACACACCGTTCAGAACTTTGTCTTGGGCCTCGCACGCCTTCTTATACTTCTGTTCGGCCTCCTCGTTATAAGACTTGGCCTCCTTGTTCTTAGAGAGGATCGTTTTTAGATTAAAGACGTCCTGCTTTGAGCAAAGAGTTACTTGCTTTACCTCGCTCTCAATCGGCTCGACATACTTATAGTCACAACCACCGCCGTAATAGTCATATGCTTCCCTGAATGGATGTAACGCAAGAAAGTCATGTGCAGCCGTTGCAGTTTCAAAAACAATACCCCCAGCCTCAAAATAAGTCTTACGACTTACCTCTATATTCTCAACCGACCGTAAGACGGGAGGCAAAACTTTGAGTACGCCCTTCTCCATCAATTCGACATCAAGCATACTCTTTACTTCTTCTTCCGACATCTGACTACGTTCCTTCTCTGAATAATCCCAATATGTTTTCATTACTTCTTATCCTCCTTCTTTTTGTCGTTCAGGTGCTTCTTGATTAGTTCCCCGACATCGAACGCGTCTCCGGCTATATACCTTTTCGTCGTGCACCCATCGCCTGACGTAAAGATATTGACTACGAATCCATTTTCCACCTTCTCAATATTTGCTTGCTTCACCTTTCACCTCCTTTTTATACATCTGTGTATCTTTACCCCAACGAGGGTAAGACCTTAATTCCTGCTGTGAAGGTAAAGGTATATAGATAAACCAGCACCCTTGGCAACACAACATTCCTGCTAACAGTAATACACCTATCACTATCCGCATACTATCATCCCCTTTCAGAACGTTTCTTGATACGAACAGAAGTCGCACCCCCGGCCTATGTCATACGCTTCGTCATGCTCGTCATCGTAGACACGCGCCATTACCAATGCCCGATTACCACATGCGGGGCAGACACTACATATACCGCTTTGATAATGGTGCGCCCACCCGTCGGGATAGGCAGCCATCGGCAGTAAGTCCTTGATTGCCTCTATATCTGTATTGTATCTCGGCATTTAATTCTCCCTTGTCTTGGTTTCGCAACCGGTGCAGATCCAAACTCTTATGCCCCCGGCCTCGTAGTCCTTCGGGCTTTCGGCTATACGAGTGCTATGCTCACGCTTGATTTCCTTACTACAAAAGTAACACTTCGCGGGCTTGACCTCTTTCGTATTACCTTCGACTATCTTGTCGCACAAAGGACAGTAGTCTAACGACTCGTCCTCGCCCGACTTCTTCTGCGTTATATCTCCGCTACAATATCCGCAAACTCGTATACTCATTTCTGACCCTCCTCGTATGCCTTTGAGTGCTTACATTTTCCGTAAACAGAATTGCCAATACAAGTGCATCTTACCTTACTGCCCGACTGGTATAGCAAATAGGTCTTGCCAGGGTCTGATTCCGACCGCACTTCCTTGATTGGGTTCTTAATACCGAAGTTCTTTAACCGCAAAGTTCTGACCATTATCCTCACCCCTCTTACCATAAAGTTTACACTATAATCTCTATAAAGTCAAGTTTCATCTCAGCAACAGTTGTGGGGATGAGATAAGACGAGAGAGTTACTCCGAGACCGCTCGTTTCACTCTCTCGCTTCTCTGCTCAGGGATGAGGCCGACTGTGGTGGTCGGTGGTAGGATTACTACCGCAGAGAATCCCGCTTGGTTCGTCTATACTGCTCTATCGTCACAACTTTATAATCCGGGTATCGCTTCTGAAAGGCCGCCAAACCTATATCATGCCGTAGTCTATGATGCCGCGGACACATATCCTTGTGGTAGAGAGGATTATCCCAGTCCGCCCTATCCAGTAGACTGCGTGGCGGATCGTGGTGAGTCGGGCCGGCATACTCCCGACACGTCCCTATTATGCAAATCTTCGGCGCGTTCACGCTTCTCTGTCTCCAACTTCTCGAAAGCCGTCTGCACGTCTCCACTATCAATCCCGCGATGTAGTTTGCTCATAGAGCGTTGCCCCCGGCTGTTAAACTTTCCAGAATATCGGTGTGCACCCCTTTGACGTTGTCTTGGCATTTTTGCCCTCTAATAGCCCCGTAGCGAGGCTTTTATGGTATATCCAGCACTTCCGGTCTTTTAACGTAATCTCGATAGATAACAACCTGCTTCCGCACGCCTGGTGGCACCTTAAAGGCCGCTATGACCTCTTTTACGCCAGGAGAACAGTAGTTACTCTTAATTTGAGCAAGAAGAAACTCCCCGGGCCTCCATGCCCAAATATCCCATATAGCAAAGAAGTCGATAGGCCCATAACCCTTATAGGGTCTTCGGGCCGTCTCCACTATCCACGCTTGAGCCTCCAGTAGTCGTCGATAACGGAGTTGCTGTCGGTTTCCCTTGGCCGTCGCGTTTATCCGCTTCTTGGGGTTCTCCTGGCTTAATATCTGCTTTTGTTTCACTGGGCGGCAGTCCTTTCAGTTCAAACGTTACCTTAAACTGCTTCTCTATCTTGCCGAGATACTCGTCTATGTCGGCCAGATACTTTATCTCCTTCTTCTTAAGGGCTTCCAGATACCCTATCCTTTCCAGGATATTCTCCTTTAACCGCTTGTAGATGGTCGACTTACCCCTTTCCTTTGTAGGAAAGGTCTTTACATCGGTCTTTACCAAAGTACGAAGTTCCTCACACATAGACAATTTCATCGTCTACCTCCCATATTTCCTGAATCCAATCTTTGATTTAAGATAGAGTCCCTCTCCTTTGATAAAGACTCTACTGCTCCTACCCACTTTACGATTGCCGTAGTTAATTTCTCAATCTCCGTCAGTAATGCTAACACGGCATATGTCGACCCTGACGTAGACTTTGCCTCCGCTATCGCCTTCTGTATATACTCTTCTTTCGTCATTTCCATGCCCCTTCCCGCAAGTGTTCTCTTGCTTCCTTAAGATTCTTCCGTAAACGCCTTGCCATCGCCTCTGCCTGAGCTTTTAATCCCCTATCCTCCTCTTCAAGACCATACTCTACCCCTGGCTCGCCATCAGTCATATGTCGCAACGCCAAGAGAACAGTGGTTTCCTCGGTTGACAAGCCTTCCTTAATCGCCGCTGCCACGATTATAGGATACTCTTCCTTAACGTCTACTGGCCAGATTCTCATATTTTCTTCCTCAAAAAGGTTCTTCTTAGTGAGATATAAAATCCCTCTAAGGACTTAAGGTCTTTTATCTCAGCACACGCCCCATACTGAATACCGTCAATACGCATTACAGCAGAGACATAATCTATATCAGGTGGAGTCTTTATATCATCTACTACCTGATTAAGAATTACTCTTCCTTTCACTTCATATCTCCTTTCTCCAAGACCATAAATATGTCCCGTTCTTTAATAATATAATGCACTCCTGACTTCAACTCTACCCGATATGCTCTATCCTTACTAAAGAAAATCCTATCGCCAACTTTGACAGACGTAGGCACAAAGGCCGGATAGGCATAGTAGTCCCCAGATCCGACAGCAATAACCTCTCCCGTCTCAGGATACTTTTTTGCCTTGTCCGCTACGAGGACTACGCTTTTTGTTTCGATTTCTTGAATCAAAACATTGTCGTATAAAAGCTTCATATGTCTTTGCCTCCTTTCTTTTTGCTTCTATTATTGTTTTGGTTATTATGCTCGTCAGAGCATTACAAATTTGCGTACGGTCTAACTGGTCGTACGCTTCCCTTAACATCTTCTTTGCGTCAGCCATAAGGTTGACGTTGCAGGTATCTATATTCACCCTGCCTGTTACGGTATTCGTCGTTACGACAAGGGCCTGAACCTTACCGGCATAGAAGTCCTTACCCAGCTCATGCCGCATCCAGTCCTTTACAAGTTCGGTAAAATCCCCTTGTACTTCATCGGTAGTCTTGCTCATACGCTTTTTGGTCCTCCAGGGTATTCGTCTTCACAACTCATAATGGTATAAAACTGCTTCATAAAAGCCTTAGCCGCACTGCGCGGTAAAAGAATAGTAGCAACAGGTATCAACATCTCCTTTCCATCAGGGGCTTTCCCTTCATTCCAAAAAAACCGTAGTATAACCAATACGGCAGGTTCACCCTTTGCGGTAAGGGTCTTTATCTCACAGCCAGTCGCAAATATGGGGGCTAAAATTTTATCCTCCTACATAGAACGAGCAGGTTCGTAAGGCTTCTTGTCCTCTTCCGGCTTCTCTACGACCAGAACTTCCGTGGTTAAAGCTAATCCTGCAAGGCTCGTGGCATTCTGTAAGGTATACCGCACAACCTTGACCGGGTCTATAACCCCGAGCTTAATCATGTCGCCATACTTCAACCGCAGCACATCAAGACCGTAGTTGGAGTTCTTCTTGTTCTTGATAACCGACAGAACATCCGAGCCATCCAACCCGGCGTTTCCTACAATCGTGCGTAGGGGCACGCTAAGGACTTCCTCTATAATCTCAAAGCCGACTGCCTCCTCATGGATTAGCTTGGCCGGGGCTTGGATCTTCTGACCACACCGGAATAGGGCTACCCCACCCCCCGGCACTATACCTTCCTCTATGGCAGCGCGAGTGGCATGCAGGGCATCCTCGACCCTCATCTTCTTCTCACGCATTTCGGTCTCCGTAACCGCGCCTACCTTAAGGACTGCTACACCGGCCGTCAGCTTGGCAAGACGCTCTTGGAGCTTCTCCTTATCGTAGTCACTTTCCGAGAGGTTAATCTCGTTCTTAATCTCGCCTATCCGTGCGTCTATGTTCGCCTTGTCGCCGTTACCTTGAATAAAGACCGTGCTTTCCTTCCCGGACTCAAATGTACCGCAAGTCCCCAAATCTTCAAGACCTATCTCCTTAATATCCTGACCGAGTTCATCTGAAACTACCTTCGTCCCGAGGTATATCGCTATATCTTCAAGCATATCCTTACGGCGATCCCCGTATCCGGGAGCCTTCACAACCGCTATGCTCTGACCACCCTTCACGCGGTTAAGGATAAGTGTACTAAGGGCACCCCCCGTTACCTCATTGGCTATGATGACAAACGGCCGGGTCGCCTTAATGGTCTTCTCAAATATAGGTACTACGTCTTCCGCGTTACGCAAGTCCTTCGTAGTAACCAAGACAAGAGGCTTCTTATATATGGCCTGTAGTCGCTGGCCGTTCGTTATAAAGTAAGGGCTTACCAGACCCTCCGATAGCGTCATGCCCTCTACCACATCAAGATAGGTCTCTGAGGAAGAACTATCCTCAAGGGTAATAACCCCGTCCTCACCCACCTTGTCTATGGCTTTGGTTATAAGGTCGCCTATTAACTTCTCATTATTGGCTGCCACTGTAGCAACGTTCATTATAGATTTCCGATTGCCGGAGATCTTATCTGACATTACCGTAAGGCAGTTCACCACTTCCTCTACAGCTATATCCATACCACGTTTAAGCATGATAGGATTGATACCAGCCGATAAAGCCTTCAACCCGGCCGTATAGATGGCCTGAGCCAGCACTACCGCGGTCGTAGTACCGTCTCCACACGTCTCTACGGTCTTACCGGCAACTTCCTTCCCCATATTAGCCCCGATATTCTCAAAGGGGTCTTCAAGTACTATCTGCCGCGCTACCGTAACACCGTCCTTCGTAACTGTAGGCGGTAGAAACTTGTTCTCAAAGACTACATTCCGACCCTTGGGACCTAAGGTAACCTTTACCGCGTCTGCCAGCGTATCAAGTCCTCTCTTGATAGCGGCGCGTGCCTCCTCACGATACAATAAGAGCTTAAAACCTTGCATAATACTCCTCCTTGTTTAACTACGGTTAGCCTTACAAGCCTGACACTTCTTTAGTCTCATGTATCACCTTTAATTACTTATTAGTTCTTTATCGGTAATTAGAATGAGCAGGAAGGGTGTCGAACCCCCTTTATCCACAATCGCAGTATCATAAATGTTATCACGTGATTCACTTATGACCTTCGCTACCTGCCCATGTTATCAATTAGAGTGAGCAACCCGACAGTTGGTAACTGCTGATGGCGTTATCTTTTTATCGCCAGACTATACCACAGGGTATAGCGGGCATATAACACTCGGGGCAGGCTGTTCTTGTTGCCCACTGAAGGGCGAGCCTGCATTTGACCACTTGCCATGTGGCACCTTTCCCTTTGTTCATCTTGGACACCGCTGTCCACGGGATTGCTCACCGTTACTCTCCAAAGATTTCTTTATAAATATCTTTAAGCGTACGCTCAGGTTGTTTATGTTTCTCCCTATTCTGCGGAGCTTTAAATGTAACTATCCCCTGTTCTCGTTTACTCGTTCCAAGACTACGCTTCCATCCTGTTTTAGCCATATTGGTCTCCATAGTTATAGTAGCCCACCCAGACCTTTCAGCTCTTGGCGGCAGGTCTATGTTGGCTACCAAATTTCTATCTTTGTTCTTTGACTATCCCTTGAAGCCATTTTACTACATTTTTTATGCTTACAATATGCCTCTTGGTATTCACATTTAGGACAGCCCTCCTCCCATTCCCAAGTATGTCGTATATGTTTTTTATTTTTTCTCTTCATAGTGTTCACATTCCTTATAACTCTTGTCCCAGTAATACATACAAACATATTTTTGGAGTGGAATTTTATGATAATCAACACAACATTCTGGATGCTCGATTATTTCCCAAATCATTTGAGGCTTGATATGTAAATATTTACAGTGAATTATTTTATCTTCGTGTGCCAAGATTCCATCCTTTCGGTAGTGGGCTAATCAGATACATCAAACTCAGTACCTTTCCGATTTGCCTTGCGAAAGGATTTTTTACAAATACTACTACAATATATTCCTTTTAAGATAGTCTTTTCGCACCATAGGCACGTCTTTTTATAAGGATAATGTCTTGAAATTTCTTCTTGTCTTTCTTCTAATGTTTTCATCACACCCTCCCTTTCAACTGGTGCTACATAATATCTGTGGTCCCCGAGCCGATATATGTAGTTGAATCTGTTTTATTTTCTATCATTTTTTGTAGGTAACCTATAAGATGTTTATGTTCTTTAAGAGTAAGCCATTCACATCTTTTTAAGCCATTTATAGCAGTTGCGGCACACTCCCATAAACATTGATTTGTCCTATCCCATGTTCGGCTTCGCTTCATTTCTCTATCTCCTCTTTCAACTGGTGCTCCCCTTACTTATCTTCCTGTTCTTCACAATGAAACATAAGTATATATTCATTGGTCTTCTCATTATACTCGTAACACTCATCTACTACTGCTTGTAGGGGGACACTTTCAAGGTCTTTCATAAAATCCACAAGAGAAGTACCCATCCTAAAAGTTATCTTGTGCTTTGTCCGGATTATTTTTATTTCAAGTTCTTTGGTATAACTCATTTTCTCTCCCTACCTCCTTTTTTACCTATCAACTGGTGCTCCCCAAGACACAGAGGGAGCATAATGGTTACTCTACTGGCTCATAGGTTGCTTCAAATATATCAGGCTTACAGGGATACTTCTCACTTTTCACGCCCGTTATAATCCAGTCCCCTTTATCTACTCTCATTACTCCTTCAAGAGTGTCAATATAACACCATGAAGGCTTAGTTGAACCGTATTTGTAACAACCGTCAGGCAATGTGCGACCATTCCATTGAACTGCTTCAATTACTATTGGTTTCTTCCTGTATTTTTTCACCCCTACCTCCTCTTTTACCTGCGGGTTAGTTGCCTAATTCTTCCAGCACTTTATCAATAGCGGCGTTCCAATCCTTTATCTCACAGTTTTTGCGAGACCTAAAATAAATAGAGCATAAAGGTTTCCGTAGCCCCTCAACCAATTCTCTGATGGAGGCGAGGCAAACCTCCATGTTCTCTATACCAGTAAATTCGTTATCGTGCTGGCAATAATCACCACCACAGCAACCTAAATGATGTTTATTCAGTATCTTCCTCAACCTACCCTCTGCCATCTCCGCCTCCTGGTTCCCCATACACAATATCAAGGTGGTTCTTCAGCTTGGTATTCTCTGCCCGTAGCCTCTCCACCTCATCCAGGGCTTCCAGGGCGGTTTGGAGGATATTATTACTATTCTTATCCCGACAATAGAAGATATTGCCTCTACTAAGAAAATCTTTCAATCCTTCCCTCGCCTCTCTTATATCTTCAGGGCTAATCATGGCTCAAATCTCCTCAATCTTTGCGCTAACTCTTTTATATTTTTCTTCTGCCAGCCATTAGGATTATCTGGCTGGTCTTGACTACCAAAAAACATCAAGGCATATGAAGGAATTATCATACCCATTGTATTCAAAGTTAGAGCAAGATTTTCCAAGATATTCGTTGCGCCACCTCCAGGAGAAACGGCTATAATTCCTAACTTTTTACCTTCCAAAAGAACACTATTGTTATCCCAATCAATATGCTCCGTAAGCATATCTATAAAGTTCTTGAGTTGGCCTGGTATGTTAAACCAATAAGTTGGAGTAGCGATAACAATACTATCGGCCTCTTCCATGTCTTTGATAAAAGGATACCAAAGCGGCTTTCTCATTAAATTGCCGTCATGCGGAAAAAAAGCATAATCATAAAGATTTACCCTTATGATTGTTACCTGTTTACCTGCCTCCTTCTCAAAGATAGTCAATAATTTATCTACCGTACCCTTTTTGAGAGGAGAAGCATTTATTGTAACTATTGATTTCCTTTTCTTCTTCACGGCTTCACCTCATCAAACAGCTTATCCAGGGCTTGCTTGACTTCCTCAAGGCAAACATTATGACCATAAGTTTCGCCTTGAATATACTCATTATCTTGCCTATCCCCTGCTATTTCGAGAGGCATCGCCTTCTTCACCTCCTGCTTGATGGCAAGGAGGGCTTTATCTAATACTTCTGTCTTATCTTTCATGCCGATTACAGGGCTAAACGTTGCGTAATGCCATTTATTGCCAAAGTCTGCTATTATTTCTCTAATACTCATACTGCCCTCCCTTACTCGTTCGAAATATAACCAAGTAAAAACCCGAGACCAAACATTATTAGTCCAAAAATTAATCCATTAAACCACACTTGGTAAGCACTCATACTACGACGCCTCCTTATATCTACTAATCTTTTCTACCGCTTGCTCTCATAGCCACCTGTGAATAAAAGTAGCCATAATAATGCCCACACCTTACAATGACAAGCACATACGATAATTACTACATCAACAATAACTACCCCCCAGTTTATCTTCACTCACTCCCCCTCATCCCATAACCAAATAGCGGTTGCTCCCCATATATCGGTTCTGTCTTTTGTCATGGCCTCACCTCATCAAACAGCTTATCCAGGGCTTGCCTTATCTCGGTCTTGGCTTGGTTATAGGCATCATCTAAATCATGTCGGTTAAAGTTTTCATAGTTTTCTCCCTCTGTGCTTCTATCTTCCCCTACCACCTTCTTCACCTCCTGCTTGATAGCGAGGAGGACAACATCTATTCTTCCACCTTTTCTACAAGCTAAACAAGCACAAGGTTGGAAATGGTTTTCAATCATTTTTAAGAGTATTTTTCTAATACTCATACTGCCTCCTTACTCTGCCAACAATATGGTTCATATTCCCCTCTCCTTCTTTTACTCTTCTATAAATATTCGTTCTAACTCATCTAAACATTCTTTTATTGACCACATAGCGCGTGCATCTGGGAGATGAAATCTTAACCATTCTAAATATTTTTGATGTATTTCATCCGCTAAAGTTTTATCACTTCTATATATATTACCATGACGTTTTTTTATCTGGTCAATAACCGAATCTCTTATTTTATCCATTTCTCCCTACTCTTTCTCCTCATCCCAGTTACGATAGGTGGTCATTCAACCGCTTGATTACCTCGTTAATCTTATCCTTACACATCAGCGTTGCTTCATCAGTAGGAGGATAAGTAAAGTAGAGAGGCTCAACCTTCCCCACCTTCTCCTGCGGCTTCTCATTTCCATGTATAGGACATTCTTCGTACTCATCTATTCTATCGCAACCACATTGGTATTCCTGCGGCTTCTCTGGCACATGCATTATAAGGCCGTCGTGCTTGGCTGGCTCATCCAGACGTGGGTCATGTTCCACACAAAACTTATTCCTTGTAGTAGGTGTATTACATCCTACTTGTTGACAGACATTGTAGTATTTCTCCTCACCCTTGCCATAGACAGTATCAAAGATAGTTTTAGCCGCTTCGGTATAGGGGCGGTTATAGATTATTTCTTCCATTTTCTGTAGTTCCATCTGCCTCGGGATACCCCCAGCTTGAAGGATGTCATCAGCAAACTTCAACAAATCCTCCCTTAGCCAGGGTATTTCCTCGCCTAATGCGTCTGCTAACTTGTCCCTACTCAACTCCTTCCCCTGTGCCTCGCTATCCCCCCAGATTTCACGGGCGAGGCGAATGGCATCGAAATCATACAACTCACCCTGTATTCCATACAACTCCTTTACCCTCTTCTCAAACTGCTCAATTTTACTCATTTCTCCTCCCCATTACCACCCACACATTCATCACCATGCACAACACCACTCCCACTAACCCTATCCACTCTCTCATCGTTATCATAGTATCACCCTTCCATCTCCACTCTCCACCCCAAGTGGGTGTTTACTTTCATCTAAGGAAATGGGTTTCTCCCTCCAATCTACCTTCACCCAGGGCGACTCCTCCCTGCCACACACCCTACTCCTTCCACCCTCCACCACAATGCCCTTCCCCTGCCTTCTCGCCAACTCATAATCTATGTGGTGGGTCAGGTGGTTCAGTCCAGCAAAGGAAAGGGGGAAGTTGGGTATCTGGTACGCAACGCTATCTATTAAGTACCCAATTCCATCTTTAACAGACAATAGTTGCCTTTCATCCATCAGTGATAACATTACATCTATCTCACTGCTGTGTGTCAGCACACTACATCCTTCATTGTACACTTCCATACCTCCTCCTTCATCTCCCTCTGTGTCCCTAAATACTCTTTCCAATGCTTATCACAAAGAAGGAGGGCGTCGAATGCTCTATTTAACTCTCCTTGCGACCATTCGGGCTGACCGTCATCTTCATTTATTGTGGGTACAAACTCACACATGATAGCTCTAAACTCTACCCTACTCAACCTCTTCCCCTGTGCCTGGGCGAGTTGCTTCTTGAGGGAGACGAGTTCAGAACCTTGCTCATTATATAGTCGTTTTAACCCAGAATATACTCCTTCTGCCAGTTGTGCTTTTGCCCATAAGTCTCTATACTCCTCCATCTCCGCCTTCAACTTCTTATTTTCTGCTTCAAGTTCTCTTATTCTGTCGCACCACTCTTGAGCTTTCATTTTATAGTATGCTAAATCGTTTTTGTCCTCACCTCCCCAAATCTCACGGGCGAGGCGAAGGGCTTCATCAAACATGGCTTTCCTGCGGTGGATTTTACTTTCATAAGCGTGTTGTAACCTCTCCTCAAAATCCGTTAGCTTGCTCATTTAAGCCCCTCCTTTAACCGTTTATCCAATTCTGCCTGTAGGTAACGGCTTGCGAAAAACTTTACCTTCAAGCGCGGTGGTATGCGGAGAGGAGTTCCCATAAACGGGTGCCGACCCATACGCGCCTTTGTTACGTAGACCCTGAAATTACCAAAGTCCCGTATCTCGATACGATCACCCATAATCAGAGCATTAGCCATGACCGGGAACAACTCCCTCAATACTGCCTTTAACATGTTGACCGAATACTTACCTTTGGTATTCTCCTTTATCAGCTTACAAAGTGTCTCCTGACCGTATGTCATCATTGCTTTGTTATCTCCTTTCGTCTATATTTAGCTTTCCAACTACATAGTCAATGTATTGACTGTAAACTTCTGTGCTGTAAGGAATAATCTTTTCTTCTTCCATGCGCCTAATTATTTTCTTACAGGCTTCATAACAACGCCATTCGTTAAAATCATACTCCCCAGGATTATCTATAAAATTCTGGATCTCGGTATCTATCTCGCGTGTTATCATTTTTTATGTCCTCAAAGGTAAACGTCCATGCGTCAAAATGAACCTTAACGCCATCTTTCGCCTTAACCTTACCATGCCGATTCTTCGCTATGAATATCTCATAGTCTCCCCTTGCCCCTGTGTTATACGGCCAGTAACAGAGCATTACCACGTCCGCTATTTCTTCTATTGCGCCCGAAGACTTAAGTTGACTTAATGTGGGTATCTTCTCAGCTCCCTCACGATTTATCTGGCTGATTACGACGATAGCTATATCCTGTGTCTTAGCGAGTTCCTTTAACTTGCGGATATACTCACTTACCGCTTCATGCTTACTTGGAAATCCAGCCCAACTAATCATCTGTAAGTGGTCTAAGAACAAGACATCTACCTTTGGGTTCAGAGACAGGATAAAATCTTCGAGTTCCCTGAACTTGTACCCTATATCATCTTTTATGCCGAACTTTATATCCTTTATCGCTACCTTGAACATGTCTATTGCCGAAGCTGTTTTATCAGTAAGATGGTCGAGTTCGAACATTTCGCTGTTTATCCTGGTTTCCCTGCATATAAGCCGCCTTACAAGCTCCTCTTTCGTCATCTCAAGAGATATATACATAACCTTGACCTGCCTCTGTGCAAGATTCCACGCTAAGTTACAGCTCAAACTCGTTTTGCCCTCCCCTGTCCTGGCGCCGATTACGTATAATCGTGTTTTCTTTATGGCGATAATAATATCGTCAATGCCTTTAAGACCGGTGCTATACTTTTCTATGTCCCCGGCTTTCCTTGTCTGCAACTCTGTCCGGATGCCTTCGGTTATCTCACCAATTGACTGGATCGTGAAACTCGGATTTGTCATTTTTGTATAACGCTTCCCTTCGTTTACTGGCTTCATTAAGTAACTTTAAGGCTTCGGGCTTATCCCAAGCCATGCCAAATAGCTTCTTTTCTATCTCCAAGCACATCTTCTCGTTTTCCTTCTTCATAAAGGCAACCTGCGCCTCTATTACCTTACTCATCCTGGCGACCCTTTCGGACTACACCCTTATTCAGCCTGTTTATCTGGCTATAAAACACGCCTGTGCTGTAGTCGGATTCCTTTATGAACTTATCCGAGCTGGCAAAAAAACAGGTAATAAGCTCTTTCAGCCGCGGCACGTCAAACATCTTTTGAAGTGCCTTAAAGAGTTTCCCATCCTTGCCGAAGTTGGCAAAGTACTCCTTGTCAAAAGCCTGTTTGTAAGAGGTATAAAAGAACTTTTGGGGTTCACACAATATTGTTTTCTTTAGTAAAGTATCTATAGATACTAGTTCACTGTGTCGGTTTTTGTATACACCTGTATCGGTTTTTGTATACGGGTACATTTTTGTATACAGTAGCCATTTGTTATAATCCTTTTGAAATGAATAGGTTAGGACTTGACTATGCTCACTTTTGTATACTGTTATCATTTTTGTATACAGTAAGGTTCTTCTTGCCCTATGAATAGAGGGTTTGCTTAGACCAGTTAAGTTCATAAATTGTTTGGTAGATATTCGGTCTGTTTTTCTACCATAACCATAGGTTTGACGCATTATTACATCTAACATTTGCCTTGATTTTCCAGGTATTCTACACTTTGCTAATGCTTCCATAATTTCATGGGCAATGGGTGTAAAACCATTTTCTTTTTGGGGGTTTGCCATTATATTCCTTAAAATAAAAACCCCCTACGCCGTAGCTCAGGAGAGCGGAAGGTTTTTTGAACCTATACGGTTTCGGGGGTCTTTTATCACAAAATAAAAAAACCTTCTCACACTCCTGAACCACTATAAGTATACACTACCTTTCTACTCTTGTCAAGTTACTCACCCATTAACTCGTTCTTAGCCGCCCGCGCCTCTTCGTCTAACCCTGCCTCTACAGCGGTTTCTTTACGAACCGTTGGCGGTAAGGGGAGGGCTTCGGGCTTCTTCTCATACTCCGCTATAAGGTTATCAAGAAGAGACTTGGCGTTCTTAACATAGACACGTGGAACGTCTATATAAGGCTCCCGTTCGTTCTTCCCGTCCCTTTTCTCGGCAGTAAGCCCATCGGTAAGGATTTCACTTATGGCTTTAAGGATTACAAGCAACATTTTACCTCCCCTCTTAGAAAGATGGTTCTTCACGCCCGCCCGCTGCGATACCGCGTGGACCCGGAACATCATCCTTACCCAGTTCAGACGCCATGATTTCCCAAGGCGGATTAACGGAGTTCTGGTCGTACCCCTTCGGATTCTTCCCCTTAACGACATTCGCCTCAATAATGGCATGGAGGCAGTACCGATTAAGAAAAACCTGTATACGGTCAGGATTGTCCATAGGAACAATGGCCTCTTCCCCAAGACCAAGAGCCGTCAGCCAGGCCGCAGCAATACCTTCCGCGGCTTCACTCATAGAGAACCCAAGCTCTATTTGAGTGCCTTGTTCAGGACAAGGATTGATGACTATACACATAGGAATAATATAAGGCGCCCCAGAGCCACCCGTTACCACATTGAACTCCGTAACACGGAACTTGTAATGCCCGTCCGCTATAACCGACTTACCACCACGCTTAAAATTACCTAATTTCTTTTCCATGTCCTCAAATCTCCTTATTTTATGACTATTTTTTCCTTTGCCGAGACTATCTGCACCCTCAATGTGCAGTTATCAAGGGTTATTGCCTGCCTCTTTGACTTGTGAAGTTCCAGAATTAGAGCCTCTTCCGTCTTCTTACAGTCTTCTGTAGCCGTCTTCTTCGCTTCCTTAGCCTTTAGATAGGCTATGGCCGTTTTCCCTACCGCATCGAGTTTAATGTCTACTAAGTCGTTACTCATATCAAACCTCCTTTTTCTGACTCTGAGGACTGCACTTGGCTCTTGTCTCCGCTCGTAGAACGCTTCTTTATCCACTTCTTGAAGTAAGGATATAGGGGGCAAGACTTCCCAAAGCAATCTTCCCAACTACCTTCCTTTTCACCATTACACATAAAGCATTGTGCCTTAATACTTTGCTTCATTGTTAATGGTAATCCTTTCTTGAATTTCTCGTATTCTGCCTGACCTTTAAGTTTACCCAATCTTCTCTCCTACAAGTGCTATACCAGGAATAACCAGACACAAACCTGATAACGTTCCTACCGCCGATGCAACGATAATCTTTCCTAAACCCCATGCTATATCAGAGGCAACTATCACAGGAGTTATTCCTTGAATAAGTTGGATTATCCCCTTAATAAACATGAGATAAAATCCTACATACAGACCTAAAATCAGACCTGTAATTATCAACACTACTCCTATCAAATCCTTCATACCTTTTCTCCTTTTAGCTTACGAAATATCGTGGCAAGGTCAGCCTTCTCAAACTTTTCAAGCAGAGGAAGCCCGTCTCCCTCATCTCTACGCTTACAGGCAACCCTCATGTCGCTTTCAAACTGGAGATACCGTGTTCCTTCCTTGCTTATTCCCATCATAGCAGTCTGGTCGACAAGACCGATATACTCCATTGTCGTAGATCGCATTACCATAGGGGCTTCGTAGGACGTAAGGTGGCCTTCCGCATCCTCTATCGGCACTACCATCTTCCAGAAGTTGAAGATGACGTTGATACCCTTATAGGTAAGACGGCGCATATCCCGTATGTTCTTCCTCATGTAGAAAGCATCGTCGCCCCACTCCTTCTGCCGGGGAACATTCAACTCTTTAAGCCGAGTCAAGGCCATAAGGATAAACTTCTCATACTCCGACATGTTATCAAAGAAGATAAACTTAAAAGGATGTGCCTGCTCATGGAGATACTGAACCAGACCTTTCATCCTCACTAGACTATCTATCTCCTCCTCCACGCGATAAACCGTTACTACACGCTTACCTTCATGCTGAAGAACCATCTCCCCGGCCTCTACGTCTATCACAAGGATTTCTTCTGCCTTGCAGTAGGGCTTATTAACATAACCTTTACCATACTCCCACCCAAGCAAGGTCTTAGCAAGTGAGGTCTTGCCAACCCCAGGATCTGAGTATATTATCATGCTGATACCCTTATCCTCAATAACAGACCCCGGTTGCTTAAAGGAAGTCTGTATCTGCTGGCTTATAGAGATAATCTTGGCGGTATCCTCCTTATTGAACTTATCCTTGCCTTCGTCTTGTTGCTTCGGTTCTATACGTTGCGTCGTCATAACCATTACACCACCTCTTTCTGTGGCTTAGGTCTACCCGTAAACCGACCTAAGGCCGGGTTGAAAGCCCACATCATATCCTTCTCCTTATGTAAATGAAGGCGGCGAATCGCGGTATCTACGATAATCTCGGCTTTCTTCTCCTGACTATTCAGGTCATCAAAGGCTTCTTCCTTTAGCCGCCTCATCTTGACTTCCTGATAGGAACACTGCTTGAACTTGGTGTCCTTATCCATAATCTTCTGCATGTGCTCCTGCCACTCGGTCTTGAACCAGTCTGGCGGAACAACGAACCTTGAGACAGTCCCGTCCGCTTCCCGACACCTTTCATGGTCTTTACCACACTTCGGACACTTGTCGATAAACTTAACCCCCGGACCTATTGGCTGCGGGGTCTCCGTACCGCACGGACATAACCACATTGCTTGTTTCTTTTCGTCTGTCATCTTTATTCTCCTCTAAATTTCGTCGTGCTGTCTGCCCTTTAACGTAAAGGTCTGCGAGATATAGAACCTATCTGTCTCCATACCTTCACAAAGTTTTCGGTATTCGCACCCTTTATAATCCGCGCACCGAGCGGGATTCTTATAGGGATAATACCTGTACATGTCGTCCGCAATCTGTAACAACTCCGCGTGCCATTTCGTCAACTCTTCGGGACTACGGTAAATCATCTCGCGCCTGAAGTACTTACGCTTCTCAGGGGCGTTCTTAACGTCGTCTATAATCGCCTTCCCTATTCGCTTGTGGAAGTGTTCCGAAGTCTCAAATACATTCTGCTTAAGTTTCGGCTTAACCAGTACATTATAGAGAATACCAACCGCCGGATAGCCCATACGACCGAAGCTATACAAATAAGTATCAGACTGATCGTCCAGTTCAAGGCGAGCAAGGTAATCATTAAGGTTAAAAGAGGAAGTAGTCTTAGTCTCAAAGAGGTATGGCATGCCATTCTGTTTAATCTTGGCATCTGTCTTTCCGCATAGAATAAACTTCTTCTCAGGGAGTCCAGTATGCTCGACTTCAATAGAGAATCGAACCTCAGGAACGTACTCCTGAAACTCGTCTTGCGGATAAATGTCGGCATAGCCCTTAAACAGGCCGACTGCGATTGTCCTGTGTAAATCCCGTTCCTCCTCCTCATATTCCGTCTCCTTGTCGTAAAGGGTCTCAAGAACCGTTACAATGCCCTGTATTTGGGGGGTTTTATCAGGTGTTTTAGCGTCTTGCGAGGGGGGTACGCCATAATATGTCTCCAGAGCCAGATGCACGTTAGAGCCGTCTATAAGCGCCCAAGACTGCTTCTTTGGCTTAAGGAACTGGTTATAGGCAAAGTCGTACTTCTTATGACAGTCCCTGAACGTCTGAATACTACTGTGAGTTAGGACTAACACCTTTCCTCATCCCTTTATGAATTGTCTTGAAGTATTCGTGGAGTGCGAACTCGACCATCTTGGTAAGCGAAATGCCGGTAAAGTCTTTGGCACGGAGTAACTCTCTATGAACATCACCAGATACTCTTACCACTTTACCACTTTTCATACCACAGAGTATACCTGATGATATAACATTTGTCAATAAAAATTTACATTATTTTAAGTCGGCTTCCCAGTAGCACTTTACTGAACCGACGGGGCCTTTACAAACAAGCCTCATCAAGCCAAACTGCTGAGAGGTATTGATTTCTTTCGGCTCTTTCTTATTACTCAATACCCACATCCAGTACTTGCCGTACGACCAGCGAAAGAACTTAAAGCCTACTATAAACTCCGTCAGGCTATATAGTCACTCGCCCTTGTGTTTAAACCAATTAGCCGCCATAACGATAAGAGCCGCTATAATAGACCCTACGGTCATCTGCTCTATGTTATCGGGCACTAATTTTAATATAGTCTGCGGATTTGCTACCAGATACGCAGTAACAAACGTCCCTATCGCTAACAACCCTTTTACAATCATCTTTCCAAAGTCCATATTACCCTCCTTTTGTTATACCATGAACAACGGACAAAGAAATATACTTATTCCGCAGACCGCTTCCTTATAAGAAGCGTTAAGGTCACCATCAGCCCAGCCCCCAAGAGCACCAAGAGTAACCATAGGGCATAAAACACATAAGCTATACACTCCCCAACTCCCCGTAACAATAGCAACAAGAATCGCCGAAGCACCATGTACGCCTCCTACTATAAACTGTTGCGGTATCCGTCCTATTAGCTTTCTAATCCAACTGTCCGCGCCGTAGGAAAAGACCGACATGGTCAGGTAGTATAAAGGAATAGATAAAAGAATAGCCCCTAATAACATTAGTGAGAACTTCCCCATCAGGAACATGAAGACGATCCAATTAACGGCAAGGATAATAGGAAGGTATAAGCGCCGCTTGATACCTACTCCCCGGCCGGCCAACGAGTATAGCAACCCGATAAGTGCCGCAATAAGGAGTTTAACCCCTGCGAGCCAAGTCAAAGTCATCTCAGTCATTATAAGCCTTTCCTTTCCGCTATTAACTTGTCCACTATAGCATGATAGTCAGGGCGAGCACCTTGACGCACTCTGCCAGCACCTAACTTCTTTCTACCAAACTTAAAGGGCTTGGTCTTCTTACCGTATGTCCGTTCATAAGCCTCACCTAACTCAAAGGGAGTAAGACCCAACGAGAGCATAATCTTCTCCCTCAAGGTATGAGGTTTGTAGATAGTCTTGATTGCCTTACCACGTTTTACCTTTACACCTTCCGCCGCAAACAACATACCTTTCGAAAAGAATTGTGTTCCTGCTAAAGGAAGGGTCGTTAAAGCACCTATGGGTCCATATCTATCATACATTATCTTTGCACGTTTTGCTTTATCGGCAAGCATAGTTAATGACCGAATACTAATACCACTCTCAAACCCACGTAGAGAAACGGGTGCTAAGAACTTTGCCGATACCCCAAGTATACCCGGAAAACCAGCTATCAGGAAGCGGTCGAGTAATCCTTTCTTCATCTTCTTCTTAACAAGTCGCCGACCAAAAGGAACACCTGCCATCATCGAAGCGCCTAAGAGCCATAATAACTTCTGCCCAAGTGTCCCTCTGGCAAACTTGTTTATCCAGTCCATTACCCACTTCATAAATATAAGCCCAGAACGCCTAACAATACCCCAACCTCTTTTCCGCATAAAGACGGGAACGGCGCCCTTATAAAAAGGCTTACCTTCGTTAAGGAAGTGCCAAGCATATTCATAGGCCGCATCGTCATGTAACCCGGCATCTCTCGCTAACGCAAGGCCAAACTTGAAGGTCTGGCGACTACTCCAAGCATCTGTTCTCTTTCCTATCATATCGGCATGTTCCAATAGGTCGTCTGCCTTACCGCGTATCTGTTCCTTCATATACGACTTAATCAAGCCCTCTTCCTTAGCTTTAAGGAGAAGACGACGATACTCCTCTTCTAACGGCTTAAGAAAGCCTACTTTATCCTTAGCACGGTCAAAAGCCATAGTCCAAGACCAGTAGACTTCCGTTACGTTCTGAATAGCAAAGAGGGGAGAATTGGCAAGTGCCGCAAAGTAAACGAGAGCGTTCGCCGTATCTAAGACAACATTACCTCGCTCATCCTCCAAGAGTAAATCCAAGTAATCATTAAGAATGCCTGTGCGGAAAGCCTTATCACGAACCTGACGGCTCTCTTTCAAAGTTGTGATATTCTCCGTTCCTACTTTAGGGACTTTGCTCTTGAGTTCTTTTAGGTCGTTAGCCCTTACTCTGCCAACCGCTGACTTCGCTATATCAACCATACCTTTACTGATACCTTCCCAATCTACTCTATATCCGGGGATACCCGTATCTTGGTTTATATGGCTTAGCAGGGTAGACATACCTCGATACGCATTGATAATCTTCTGGGCTTCTTCACTCTTAAGGTCTATACCACGCTGGTTAAGCCAGTAGGTAACATCTAAGACATTACCCATATAGAAGTCCATAGATAATGGTGCGTCTAATCCGATATTGACCACCCGTTCAGGAAACTGTTGGTTAGAGAGTTCTTTAAGGCGGTTGGCGTATCCAAGGGATGGCACGCGGGCAGAGTACATCATCTCCTGCTTACCCGTTTCGGGATCTACTTCGCCGGAGATTGTTACCCAATACTTACCCTGAGCCCGCGAGTGTGTAATATACTGCCCCGGACCCCACGGTAAGAGTTCCTTAATAAGTTGCCTATTCTCCTCACTTAAGATTTCAGGCACTTCGGTAAGGTAATCGTCTATATAGCGAGACTCTTCTACATACTGTCCTGTCTCGGGGTCTACTCTCTTTATGGTAATCTGCTCTTTCTCTTCAAGGACTTCCATATCAGGAAACTTAGACTTGAGATTATCCTTAGCGGGACCCGTTACCCACTTCTCACTTACACCCTTCTTCGTATTATAGACTACTCTATACCGTTTACCCTTAGAACGTACCCTTACACCAAGCCTTGACTCCATAATCTCTTCCACGATACGGTTGTAAGCAAACTTGTGAAGGGTAACATAAGCCTTACCGGCATAAAACTCCTTCTCAGTAATTCTTCCTTCTCTTAAGGCGTTCTCTAATATAGAGTCGATATCAACAGAGTTATCCCTATCGGCTGCCACAAATATCTCCGCAAGAGCCTTTGAGTTTTTAGCGGCGTCCATCAGACGTTCAGTTACATCTACAGTCTTACGGTAAGCAAGGGCTTTAGCCATAATGTTTTCTATAGCAAGAGTAAAAGGCTTTGAGTCAGGATTAGCCCGAAGGTAGTTGTGCATTAGTTCCGTGCTGTGAATCGCCTCTTTAGCGGTCTGGAGGAGGTCGCTCGCTACCTCACCAAACTTCTTACCCATAGACATAGCAAGGTCTTCGTCCGACACGTCCATAACGAACGAAGCACCGTATTTCTCTTTAGCATTACCACCTTCCCTCGCCTGTATCTTGTCGGTTAGACCTGTCGCCTTACTTACTGACTTCTGCCTTAGCTCGCGGTCTATCTTATCCAGCCAGCGCTGGACACGCTTCCGTTGAGAAGGAGTAAAGCGACCCGTATCTAAGGTCTCCTGTATGCCTTGAAGATAGCCCGTCTTACCTGTCTCTCGATAGTTCTTAATGCTGTCCTTCATAAACTTCCTATAGTCCGTATCGGAGAAAGGCTCAATCTCTAATGTCTTATCGGAAACAGGTTCAAGTTCAGGAGGCTTGCCCCCACGTTCCGCCCATGTCTTATCTAAGAAGTTCTGTATCGCCTTTCTCTGCGGGGCGGTTAGAGGTGTCTGTAGCTTTGCCTGTAGGTCGTCCTGGACTTCCATCTTGCCTGCGCGGTATTCCTTTATCTTATCCCGCATGAAGGTCTGGAACTCATCGGTTGGCGGAGGTTTCAATTCCTGCTTTAGACCCGCAATCTTTTGTTTCTCAATCTTCCTTCCCGTCCTTAATTCTTTCGCCTCATCCAGCAAAGCATAGAGTTCTTGGTCGCCACCTTCCAATCCTAACTGTTGAGCCATCTTGTCGGGGGTAGAACCACCCTTACGCCTGATACGAAGATTAGTATGCCCTCTAAACTCTTCCATTTCCTTCCCACCCGCATATGGCGTTAAACCACCTTGTTCTATAATAAGGCGTTCTATATTCTCGGCATTGATAGTCGCCTTACTTAAACCAAGTTCTTCTGCTGACGGTCTACCCAATAAAGTCTCTTCCATCGGCAAAGGCTTCTCTACACCTATATCAAGAGGTTTTACTGGTGGGGCTTGTAGACTTTTCAACTTTATCGTTGCCTGCTTTACAAGTTTACCGATAGCCCCTTTTTGTAGGGGGGTAGCCCCCTTATCCCAATCCCTCAACTCGGTTACTATGCGGTCTAAGGACTCTGCGTCAGCAACTCCTTGTATCTGCTTACGGTAATCTGCGGGCTTAAACTTCGGGAGGGCTTCTACCTTCTCTTCGGCAAAAGGATTATTACCAAACTGCTTTGTGTATGCCTCTATAAACTTATCTGCCCACGACTCACCCTTCGTTATTTGACGTAAAACACTTTGAGGCGAACTACCTCCTTCGAGCATTATCTTGGCATTATCAAGAGCTTGCTTAGGAACAGTGCCTTTGCTTACACGTGCAAATCCAGCTTCAGATGTAATAATATTCGCTAATCTTTTCTTCTGCGAGTCTACTATAAACGTTAACACTTTTCGAGACTCTTGCAAAGTAAGCCCAGATTGCTGTAACTCACCAAGTATCCCCGACTTCTCCGCCATATCTATCGAAATAGAGGTAGGCGCACCTAATGTAAGACCTACAAGTGCCGCCATACCAGACCCCTGAAAGATAGACCTTTTTTTATCTATACCACCAAGTTTAACTACTAAGTTTTCACCTGTTTGCTGACTCCACTCTTGTAATGCCTCTGTTCCACTTCGGATAAAGGTAGTCATTAAACGACCACCATATCGTTTAAGTAGAAAGTCTAATCCTATATATTCAAGAGCGCCTTCTATAGCACCACCTAATGTAGATAACTCTCCCGCTCTTTGAGGGGTAAGACCTTTCTCTCGCCCTGTCTGGTAAAGTTGACCTTTCTGGTATAAGCCAAATAAAGCAGCAGCCGCATGAGGGGTTCTTGTTAATGCCGTTATACCAAGTGCTGCGGCCATGGTAGTAGCCCCGCTGCCAAGCGAATACATAAAGTCCTTAAATTGCCCTTTACCGCTTGGCCCGTAATCAGGAATGCGTTTTGCTATCCACTTCTTATTACGCTCAATAAGTCCTCGCCCCACATCGGCTAACTGCTCATCTCTATCTGTTCTCTTAAACAAAGCTGATTTAGCCATCTTAACAAGGGGAAGCATAGGAAAAATCATATTGGAAGGAGTAGGTCCTAAATCAGGAAGTTCCTCTGCCCGCTCGCCAAGTTCCTGAATTAAAGAACCCATAACTTGTGGGCTTGAAAGGATTATATCACGTGCACCACGTACAGACTCACGTGCATACGGAGCTGCCTTTATCCCTTGCTTAACCGCAAAAGGAATAATTCTGGAAGCAGGAAAAGTTTGTTGGAAAGTTTGCTGAACGCCAGAAGCCAACTTGCCGGCAACGTTTCTCTTTGCAAGGATACGGTCTACCTTCTCCGAAAGGAGGGTCATAGTGCCTCTTCAAGTGCCGCCGCCGCTTCTTCGTAGTCCATACCACCTTCAGCCATGAGGCGTTGTATGGCGTCATCATACTCACTACCTTGAGTACTCTGAGCAGACAGTACCTTTTCTTCGATACCTAACACATCTTCAGGCTTAAGGTCGATACCGTAACTCCGGGCAATGGGCGGCCAGAACTTCTTTAAGTAAGGTAGTTTCTCGCTCGCATCCATAGCATCCCAATCCCCACCCATAGAGATTTTTACCTGACGTTGTAGGTCAAGAATAGCCTTACCGATGTTAGGATTATTCTTTACGGAAGGTGGTAGCCATTTGAATATCTCTTCCATAATAGGAGCATTTTGTTCTATACCTTCACTACCTTCTTCAAACTGCCCGCCTATACGAGTTCCGCCGGGTCCCGCTACCGATAGACCAGGAGCCATGCCTGTTCTCGTAGTCTGTCCTGACGCTAAGTATGACGCTATGTCCCCTTGCGGAGTATAGCCCTTAGACAACATCTGACGGGATATTCCCGCACGGGCGCCTATAAGAGAACGTTCCTTTAATCCTTCTCTTGCCTTAGTGGCTTCACTTTCCTTTTCCCGACTCTTACTGTATTCATCTTCCAGTTTCCACTGGCGTTGCCTCATGGCATCCTGGAACAAAGCCTTGAGGTTAAGAAATGACGCCATACCTCCACCGACACCTGCGGCAAGGGTGGTAGCCTTACTTGGACCCAAACGAAGTTTTCGTGGCATGGTTACCTCCCCCCCTGATATTTCGAATACAGTATATCACTCAACCCCGCATTCATAAGTTGAGACATAAGATTCTGGAACGCCTCATAGTCCTGACTCTCAAAGGCCATCGTCAACTCCTGGTCTTTACCCAACGCAGTTGCTAACTCCATAGCAAGTTTCTCGTCCCATTGACCCTGTTGCGCTCCCTGAAGTAAGGCGTTCTGCTTTATCTCGACTTGAGTCTTATATGCACTGGCTTCTATCTCTTGCCTTGACTGAGAAAGTTCCTTTGCCCTGTCCGCCTTTGCTCTTGCTATGGTCTGTTGATAATCCTTACTACCTACACCACCAGCCTGAGAAAACTGATGTTGTATAGACTTCTCGTAGTCGTCATAGGACTTATTTATTGCTCCCTCTACCCTGCCCCACCTTGCGTCCTTCTCGACAGGATAGAGTTCCCCTAAAGGTGTCTGTATCTGCTTCAAGTATTCCTCAGCCACGACTCCAGGAAGTTTCGCCCCCGCTTCACCAAGATATTTACTCATAATTGACTTCTTGGCCATCTCCATGCGTTCTGTGGAATCGTAATAAGTAAACTCTGGACGTTGAGCCGTCATACTACCTATTGCCCCACCAGCTGCAAGCATAGGACCCACCCAATTCATGGTAGAACCTTCCCCTACGCCAGAAAAACCCATACCGCCAGACTTATTAGTAACCTGCTCTCCTCCGCCTCCTGCAACCCCACCCCAGAACTTAGACATGGCTGGATTAAAGCCATATCTTGACATACTTAAACCAGCACCTTGCATAAACGAACCGCCAGCACCGTAACCTTGTCCACCGGCTGCAAGAGCCGAACCTGTCGCTGTGCCTGAACCAACACCATATGTCGCACCAGCAGCAGTGCCTTTAGCCGCACCCACATAACCAGCCTGCTGTGCAGCACTACCACTCCCAGCCCCAGCCCAACCACCCTGAATACCTGAACCCATCATTCCTTTGCCGTAACCAGTAGCCGCACCCCATGCAACATCACCCCAACCTGCACCCTCTACCTCTGGTTGTCCTGCGGCTCTCAAGTCTCTATTACGCGCCTCAGCTGCCTGTTGTTTCTGAGAGTAACCACGCCAACCTCCATATCCAGCAGCTAATGCGGGTCCGACAGGACCCATTACACCTAATCCCATAGGAACAGCCCAATCCGCTATCCAGTTACTACTCTTACCCCACACCGACTTAGGTCGGGTAAATAAGTTACCAATGGGGTGGAATACCGCCTTGCTAAACTTGGACATGGTCTAAAGCTCCTTTCATATTTGGGTAAACCTTAAGACTTCCATCCTTTCGATGAAAGCATATATACTTACAGTCATTCTTTTCCGCCTTCCTTGCCGTAGCAAGAAGCCGCCAAAAGTATTTCTTTTCCTTCGCGCATAACGTCGTAATGTAGATATAGTCCCCCCGACCTATCAGCGGCATGTCCTTCCAGGTAAAATCTCGCTTCTCGGGTAGATGAGTGCATCTCATCCAATCTATGAAGCCCTTTAGTTCGCCGTCTTCCCATATGAACTCCAGATACCCATATCTTTGACAGTCCTTATAGTAACGCAGTAAGTCGACATACGTCTCACCAAAGTCTATACCTGACGCACGCCTTAGTTCGATGATTTCGTCTAATATCACGCTTCATTTGACCTTATCTTCCAACTTTTTTACCCGTTCTTCCAATGTCGGCTGCTTAGGCGGTTCGTACCGCTCATAACTATCGGGTCGCCATTCGTTTATATCTATAACCTCAACTGTCCTTACCTGCATCGGTATCTGGTCTACTCCATGCGTAGCCCACCTTAACGCCCAAGCATATTCGTTGCTACCGTCATCTTTGACGAATGGGTACTCTTTTGTGGTATTCTCTATCGTCTTTTCTTGTGTGTATTGCCAGCCTGCGAGTTTACCATCTATAAAACGAACGAGTATTTTCATCTGAGACCTCCAATATAATAACTTGATACAATCAAATCCGTATCACCACCTCCAACTATTTTGTATTCCAAAATCTGGGATGATAATGCTATTAACCCTATTGTCTGGATAAACTCATCAGTTATTATCCATCTTCTTGCTGTATCGGCAGAACCATTCGCACGAATATATAAATTAGAGCTCATTCCGCGAATATCAAAAAAAGTTAGATTACAAAAAGCAGGAACAAAAGAAGAACAATTAACATCTGTCCATGTTGTCGCTGAACCTGTGTCCAATGCTTTTTGAGGTGTATCATAATAAATCCAATCGCCGTCTTGATAAAACTTCAGTATATTACTACTTGCATCGTTCCTTACAGCACCGATACAGCGATACCAAGCACCACCTGATTGCCTATAAATTAACGTACCAGAGGTACTCGTTCCGCAGTTAGAATACTGGGGGGCAAGATTCCACCACTTAATATCCCAAGAAGCACCAGTATCGTTATAGGCGTAGATATAAAACCAAGTACTTGCGGCATCGGCAGTACCCGCTACTTTGTTCGCATCTTCACTAACATCTATAGTTGTAGAATCTGCCGTGCGAGTATAGACAGAACCGTTTATCTCGACAACACCAGCAGTGGCATAAATAGTTTCCGCAGCCACATACACCAATTCCGCACCAGAGATATAGTCCTTTAAGGCACTGCTAATCAACTTAGAATCTGTACCGTCATGGTCGTGTCCAGTAGTTGTATTGAAAGCAATCTTACTTTCTACAATGGCGGCACTATCACTAATGTTTGTATTCGTAATACCGCCATTAACGACTGTGGTAATATCGTTCTGGATATTCTGAATATCGGCGCCACCAAGTATAGAACCATTATCCGCACTACTGTAACTTTTCGACCAAGTAATATTTGCCATTTTACACCACTCTATCTGTCCACGCAGTCCAATACACAGCAATAGAAGCAGTCGGGGCATAAATAGTAAACGAACCACCAGTACCTGCTGCCTGTTGCGTTATATCAGTAATATTACCAGCAGTTGCCTCTGCAAACAATTCATGTTCCAATGTTGCCACTGTGCCATGCCTAAAGGTTACTTCTCCCGTTGCACTACCACCTCCAAGATGGGGGTCAGCAGTCTTTTCTCCATATTCAAATGTCTCAAACATATCAAACTTATCTGTGGTATCTGGTGTTGTATCAGCAGGACTCCATACCTTCATATAACGTGGTGTCCACCCAGTAGTAATTATCATATTAGCAGCGGGACTTACAGCAGTAAAAGAGCCACAAGCAAAGTTACTCAAATCAAAGTTATTGTACAAATCCACTTGAAGGTCGGAACTTGCGTCTGTATGAACTATCCCAAGTAGTCTGTACAATGTAGAACTGTATTTTTGGTAGCGCCATGGCACCTCTACCGCATTCTCACTTGAATCTGACAAATCTGGCGCCTCTGTTGCCAA